TTAGCCATCGGGCAGCGCCGCCTCGATGAACGCCTGTATGGCGACGGCGTCCGGGTGCATCCACACGCCGGGGCGGATTTCCACGCACCGGTCGCCGGCGATCAGCGGCGTGCCGTCAGCGTCTAGGTTCACCGGCATCACCCAGGAAGGGTGCGTGACGGTTAGCTCCGGGTCGTTGTCAGCCACGGCGGCCCAGCCCGGCCAGCAGTCCCGCCACGGCGGCCACGCCCAGCGCCGCAGCGCAGCAGATCGGCCCCGCCCACTGGGCCAGGCCGCCGACGGCGAGCACCACCGCCAGGCCCATCACGCGTGCCAGTCCGGGTGCTTGGCCGCAAGGTGCTGGGCCATCCGCCCCGAGCTGATCGACCGCTTGCAGCCGGGTGCCGGGCACGCGCCCGCCTTGGCCCGCTGCCGCAGCCGCCGGGCCGCAGCCCGCTGCCGCTCAGCGTCCGCCTCCGCCGCCTGCCGCTGGTCGGTTTCGGCGCGCAGCCGCACCCGGCACGATTTCAGCTCCCGCTCCAGGTCTTCGCGGGACTTGCCCGGGAAGATGTTCTGGTGGCCGTTGGGACAGTAGAACGCCTGGTCAGGGTGCTCGCGGCAGGTCTGCTCCAGCTTCTCGGGAATGGCGAACGGCACCCCGCACGTCGCGCACGTGAACACCACCAGCCTGGTCGTGTACGTCAGGTCGTAGCCGGTCACCTCAACCGTGGTCCGGGTAGCCATCATTCGTCCCTTCCCGGGCACAGGGTGGCCTGGGCGCCGCCGCCGACGACGGCGAGCAGGCCGTGCTCGTTGACTTCCACGTCCTGATGACACCACACGCACCAGTGCGTGCCGGGCATTTCCTCGTGCCCGGACGCCTCGGCCCGGTACTGCCGGTGCAGCGCGGTCAGCCCGGCGGCCACCTGCGCGACGTGCTCGGTGCCGAACCCCGGCGGCGGCCCGGCGTGGCGGGCGGCTTCCTGTTTGGCGGCTTTCCAGCGGCGTACCGCGTCCGCGACCAGGATCCCGCTCGGCTGCTCCCGGGACTGGGCCCACGCGGTCATCCACCGGGCCGCGACCCAGCCCAGGCACGCGCCTGCCCAGCCGGCCACCCAGCCGTCACCTATCGCCCAGCCCAGCCCCGCAGCCGCGAGCACGGTCACGGTCGCGGCGGCCGGGGCCGCCCACAGGGGCAGCGGTTTCACCGGCGGCGCAGCGGGCCTAATGCCAGCCAGGCCAGCGCGGCGGTCACGACGCCTAGCCACAACGCGGCGAGCACGCTCAGCCCACCGCATCGCGGTCACCTTGCGCCTGCCACAGCAGCCGCTTCTGCCCAGGGGTTGCCTCGTCGTTGGCCGCCACGGCGGCGTCAGCGGTCAGGTCGGCGGCGATGTGCGCCTCCCGCTCGGCCCGCTCGGCCCGCTCGGCGGCGGCGTCGGCGCGGTCGGCGGCGGCCTCGGCCCGGACCACCGCAGCGCTCAGCCGAGCGGTCAGCCCGGCGATCCGCGCCGCGCTGCCATCGGAAAACACTTCCTTGGGCATCAGCGTGCCTCCACGAACAGTCCCGTGGCCGCGTCCCTCGGATGGGTGGGCGCGGTGTACGGGCGGCGGCCCGCCTGCCGCCACGCGGCCACCTCGGCGGCCGACCACAGGTCGGTCTTGACCAGGCGGGGGCCTTTCGGCTTGGGGTTTGGCCGCAGTTCGGCCTTGACAGGCACCGGGAAGTCGTACACGTCCACCGGCTGCCCGGCGTCCATCTTCCGCTGTGTCTCGTACGCGTACAGCACCACCGACCACGGCGTGATCCCCGGCTCGGGACGCCCGGCCGGACCGTACCGGCCGCGCCGGGCGCGGTCGTTCACCCACACCAGCGGGCGCCCGCACGCCGTGCACGCCCCGTCGGCGGGGACGGCCTCATGGCCGGGGGCGGCGCCCTGGTGCCGCCAGTGCCCGTGCCGATGCCCGGCTTCCAGCCGGTCGGCCTTAGCCCGGCGCCGGTCGGCCTTGGCCCGCGCAAGCTGCCGGTCCAGGGCGCTGGTGGCCATCTCCGCCACCTGGTCCCACGCGTCGGCGTCGGCGCGTAGCTCGGCCGGCGTCGGATCGCGGGGCGGCAGCGGCGGGGCGTTGGCCCGGTCAATGTCGGCGGTCAGCTCGGCCGCCTGCTCGGCGGTCAGCAGCCGGTTGTCAGCCATTGGGGTCATCCCTTTCTCGTGCTTCCTCTCCTGATTCCAGTATGACACCGGGCCACGGCACTTTCCCCTGTACCGTGGCCCGGCTATTCAGTTGTTGGTCCCGGCCCGGGGCACGCGGCCCCGGGCCGGCCAGGCTCACCGGGTCCGCTGGATCAGCAGCCGGTGCGCCTGGGTCTTGCGCCCGTCATCGGCGCCCTCTAGGATCGCGGCCCCGCGCAGCTTGCGCGGCACGCCCCAGTCCAGGTCGCCGGTGAACGCCCGCTCCACCGAGTACAGGCTGGAGCCGACCTGGCCTGCCTCGTCGCGGAACCGGGCCTTGATCCGGCCGTGACGGCGGTCCCGGGTGCCCTTCTCTCGGGCGGTCAGCTTGCGCGACCCCTCCGCGACCGCGTCGGGCAGCGGCCACAGCTCGGCCTCCAGCTCGGCCAGCACCTTGTTGGCCTCGCGGGTGGTCAGGTCGGCGCGGGCGAGAATTTCTTCCTCGTCCTTGAAGCGGCCCAGGTACTTGACCGCGAGCCCTAGCTGCCGCTGCGCTTCCGCGACCCGGTCCTCAGCGCCCGACGTGTGCCGGGTGCCCCAGGACGTCCACGCGTCCCGCACGGCGAACCGCTCGGTGTTGCCGCAGCGGACCCGCCACGGCGTCACCATGGCCTTGATCTTGCCCGACCCGTCGTGGCTGTTGATCACCGCGACGTAGGGCAGCACCAGGTCGCCCTCGGGCAGTCCCGGGATGTCCAGCACCACGTCATCGGCCAACTTGACGGTGACGAACACGCGCCGCCCGCCGTCCAGCGGAGCGGCTGCGGCGATGGTCGCCTTGTCGTCGTCCACCAGGTCTTGGAGGAACTGGAAGGCGGTCCGGTTCTGGAAGGGCTGGTAAATCTTGCCCACCACGCCGAGCGGCGCGCCGGTGTCCGAGCGGAAGTTCTCAAACGCACGCGGGTCGATGTGCTGGACGCCGTTGTGGTCGGTGTAGGTGACGGGCACCTGGAGCACGTCGTAGTCCAGGCCGGCCAGCTTGACCGCCTCGGTGATGTCGGACGTCTGGGCGATGATGCCCAGCTTGTGCCATTCCGGCTCCGCGAAAAGGCCCTGCGCCTCGCCGGCCTCGTTGAAGTCCAGGCCGGATTCGGGCTCGATCAGGTACAGCTCGCCCGGCTTGCGCGCGGTCTGAAGCTGGAAGGTTTCGTTGACGTCCCACGAGCCGGGGTCGGTGACCCGGTACCGGCCGTTGCCGATCAGCTCGATCTTGCCGTCTGCGACGCGCTGGGCGATTTCGGCGTCCAGCGCGGCCTGCGCCTCACCGGACTCGAATGCGGCCAGGTCCTTCTGGTAGCGCTCCCGCGCGTCCTGAATGAACTGGATCTGGCTGCCCTTCTCGGCGTCGAAAGCGGCGTTGACGTCGCTCGTCGCCCCGACGAGGGGGCGGTCTGCGGTAGTTGTCATCTGCTTGCTTCCTCTCCGTATCGGGACCTTGTGTCCCGAACTGTCTACTACTATACAACACGGTAGCGACAGCGTCTATTCCCTCGTGGCCAGCGCGATGCGGGTCGCCTCAGCGCCCGCCTCCGCAGAATCCAGCAGCGCCGCCCACTGCGCCGGGCTCAGCCTCGGATGCTGGTACGGCACCCGCGCCGAGTGCAGGTCCAGCGCGGCCAGCCGCGCGTGCACGTCCTGCCAGCCGCGCGCCACCTGCCGGGCCTGCTCGCGCCCGGCCTGCTCGCGTTCCTGGGCGGCCTGCCAGCCGGCCGGGGTGTACCAGGTCGCGGCGCGCCCGCGACCGGATCCGAACCCGGTATCCGGGTCGGCCTTGATCAGCGTGCCGTCAGCGGTCAGCTTGCCCAGCGCGGCGAGCACCTGCCGGTAGAACCGGTCCAGGGTCTTATCGGCGTCCCACCGGGACATGTCCTCGGTCAGCACGCCCACGTGCAGCCAGCCGCGCAGCAGGGCCTTGGCCCGGAACGATTCCACCTGCCCGTTCGGGTCGGCTATCTCGGCCAGGCGGTCGCGTAGCGTCTTCTCGACCAGGGCGCCGTCACCGCGCTGGCCGGTCCACCGGGCGGTCATCACGCCACCACCACGTGGTCCCACGCGTGCAGCGAGTGAATGGCCAGCTCGATGCCGTTCGCCTCGCTGACCAGGCGGCGGCTCTCACGCTGGGTGCCCGCGCGCCGGGCCTGGATCATCCGCTCGGCCTGCATGACGGACAGGTGCGCGATCATGCCGGCCTTGTCCGCCTCGATGACCTGGGTCAGCGTCTCACGGCGCGGGGGGGCGGCCAGGATGCCGGCCACGTCGTCGTCGGTGAGCCGCCCGTCGTGCAGGGCGGCGCGCTGCGGCCACCAGACGGTCACCTCGCGGTCGCGCTGGTAGACCGCGCAGGCCATGCCCATGATCGTCTCGCGGGTGACGGTCCAGCCGTTGGCGCGGGCCAGGTTGTCGTACTCGTCGTGAGTCATCGTGTCACTTCCTCTCCACACACTGTTATATAGCACCGGGAGAGGCCGCGTCCATTCCCGGGTCAGAACAGCCGACCCTCCGGCGGCCACTCCCCGCAGAAACACTGGCACCGGCCCGGATGCCCCGGCGGCCGGGCGCACGCATGGCCGCCGTCATGCACCGGCACGCGCCGGTCCCCGGGCACGTACGCCCACGCGAACCCGCACCGCTTCACGACACCAGCTCGGCCGCCGGCGGGAACGGCCACCCCACCTTCGGCCGGCCGCGCTTCCGCCCCGACTTCTCCACCGCGTACAACGCCGCCACCCGGTCTTTCGGCGCCGCCGCCAGCGGGTACCCGGCATGCCAGCACCCGGCCGCGCACGCCCACAGCGCGTCCGCCTCATCGCCGGTGATGTGCTCGGTCACCGCCGGGAACCGGCGCACCGCCTCCGTCGCCATCGCCACCTTGTCCGCCTGGGCGTTCCCCGTCGCCCACTTTTTCAGCGTCATCGGAGCCACCACCGCGTACGGCGCGCTCATCTCCCACAGCAGGTGCCGCACCAGCCATGACAGGCCGGACAGCTCCATTGCCGTTCCGGCGGTCAGCGGCGAGGTGAACACGCCCTCCAGCACGACCAGGTCCGCGCCCGCGCACCGCTCGGCCACGTCGGCCAGCAGGAACGCCAGCCGCTCGTGGCCGCGCAGCGTCGGGGTCAGCCGCCACGTCGTCAGGTGCGGCCCGGCGGCGTCCAGATCCCAGCGGGCCTGCGCGCCGCCGAACGATGTCAGCGACGGGTCCAGGCCGACGATCCTCACGACGCGATCCCCGCCAGCTCGGCCTCCGCCACCTCGGCCACCTCCACCACGAACACCGAATCCGGCCACGGGTGCACCCGCTTGCCGAATCCCTCGGCCCGCTTCTGGCTGGTGCGCTCGGGCATCAGCCAGCCCTCCTGTCGGCCCGACGGATGCTTGACGATCACGACACGGCGCATGTGATCACTTCCCCTCCGCAGCCGCATGGTAGCCCGGGTCACCGACAGCCAGTTCGCCGTTGGCGCAGGCGATCCGCTCCGCCAGCTCGGGCATCGGCCGCAACCCGGCCTGCGGCACGAACCACGCATCCTCCCGGCCGCCGTGATGCGCCGTCCACTCCGCGCGGCGCGCCTCGTGCCCCCAGCACCAGCCCGGCAGCCGCCACTTCCGCCCACCCGACCCGTACGGCACGACCAGCACGTACGGCAGCGCCGGGTCGTCGTCGTCGCGGATCAGCAGATCCCAGTGCCCGGCCCCCCGGGTCCGCACCTCGCACCCGGCCAGGTCGGGCTGGCTGCGGTAGGTGCCAACCGAAAGCTCAAACGGGCCGCCGTGGTGCAGCCACGCGCCGAACGCCATCTCGCCGCACGCGCCCAGCAGGTGCTCGGCCAGGCCGCCGGTGCAGCCGTGCGCCTGGTTCGCGGGGGCGGTCGCCTGCCGCTGCCGGGCGATCCGGGCCGCGTAGGCGTGCTGCCGGTCATCCAGGGCGACGATCACCGTCGGGTAGGGCCGGCGCCGGTTCAGCCGTGCGCCTGGCCGGCCCATGCTGTGCGCGGCCACGGTCAGCTCCGCCCGCGCCTGGGCATCATCGGCAGCCGCCAGGCCGGCCTCGGACAGCGGGGGCGCGACCACGTACCCGCGCAGCAGGTCCACCAGGCCGCGCCGGTAGCACACGAACACCGACGTGCGGAACGACTTGTCACCCTCCGAGCGCTCCACCGCCCGCGCCAGCTCATCCCACCGCAGGCCGCCCCCGTCGGCCGCCGCGACCAGGCCGGGGATCGCGTCTACCAGCCCCCAGTCCGGCGGATCCTTACGCCCGGCCGGGTTACTCATCGAGCGGCACCGCCGGCAGCAGCGTCCACGCCGCCACCGAAACCACCGCATCCACCGCCTGCCGCGTCGCAAACGGGCCCAACAGCAGCACCAGCGCCGCCTCAAACTGCCGCAGCCCCGCCGCCTGCGCCTCCGCCTGCTGCTTCGTCATCACGCCTCCCGCTCGGCCCGCAGCAGTGCCAGCACCGCCGACTGCTCATACGACCGCTGCCACGGCCGGGTCGCCCGCGCCGCCTTCACGAACTCCCGGTCACACGCCAGCGCCGCATGCCGGGCCCGCACCTGATCGCAGTGCTCCCGCTGGTCGTCCTTCTCCAGCGCCTCCGCGAACCCCACCGCCAGCCGCCCCCGATCAGGCGACGGGCCGCCGGGCAGCGCGGCCAGCCGTTCCTGCCGGGCCATGCTCACCGCCCCCAGGCGGATCACCCGCTGAAACTCCATCCGCCGCCGGTCGGCCTCGGTCACCGGCCGGCCATCCCGGTGCTGCCCGTCCCGCCACCGCCCGTCCGCCGCGTCGTAGTACACGTCATCCCACGACAGCCCGAGCGCCGCGTGAATGTCCCGCACATCACACGCCGCATGGCAGTGCATCAGCACCAGCTTGCGGCCCAGCGACACGCCCAGCGACGGACGCCGGTCCTCATGCGCCGGGCAGCGAGCCTCCAGCGTCAGCCCCCCGCGAGGACGGCAGCCGTGCGCCTCCAGCGCCGACCGGACAATTTCCAGCTTCGCCTCGCGCGCACGCGCGTAACGGTCCTCAACGGATCTCATAGGTTCGCTTCCTCTCCACGGGGATCTTTAAGGGCTTGGGTTAGTACTTGGGTTGGGTGCAATGGGTTGCACCCCTGGATGACGCTGTATTGCACCCCTGAATCCGAAGGCCGCCCGTTCAGGGGTGCAATGGGCTGCACCCCTGAACGGGCGGCCACAACCAGGTCCCACACCACCGGCCGGTACCGGGAATCGAGATGCGAGACAAGCCGCTGATCACCCCGGGCGATCAGCCCGATTCGCTCCAGCTCGCGCAGGTCGTACCGAACCTGCCGCTCGCTCTTACGGGCTTGCCGGGCGATGCGTGCTACCGACGGCCACGCGTTTGCGCCGTCGCGGTTAGCTTCGTTGGCTAGGGCGAGCAGGGTCGGCATCAGCCGGGCGGTCAGGCCCGGAGCCTCGTCCAGCACCCACGCAATCGCCTGGACGCTCATCGCGGGGCGCCGTCGCACGCCGGGTACGGGGTGGCGCGGGACAGGAATGAGCGAGATCCGCGCGGGTACGCTACAGTAGTCATGCCGCTGATATGTCCGATCAGCTTTGAGACGAGGTCCCGATGCCAGCCGGGGCCTCGTCTGTTTTTACGGCTAGGCCACCTACAGTACGCCTGCCGACCGCATGGGCGCACGGGCCCGGCGGGGCGGGTTACCCTCAATTTCCGGCCGGCCGACCGTGTCCTCTTGCCACCCGTCTCCCCGTCGCGTATAGTAGTAGGCGGAGAGGAAGTGGACAGAATGAGCGTTAGCTTCATGGCCCGCCGCGACCCGGCCGAGCTAGCCGAACTGTGCGAGCCCCTGAACGTGTCCAACGCCAACGCCGCCAAGCTGCTAGAGCTGCTGGGCCTGCGCGAAGACGCCGAGCCCGTAGGCGAATTCCTGGGCGGACTGCCGCTGTACGGCGAACTGGCCGGCGAGTGCCCCGGCGCCGATTTCCTGGGCCGGGTGCTGACCGCCACCGCGCTGCTGGACACCGTCACCGAGGACTACACGCCCCCCGTGACGGACACGCTGCGCGGCGGCGCGACGGTCGTGCACTGCGGTCGCCGTCCCGGCTACCTGGCCGACCGGCTGGCCGCGCTGGAGACGATCGCCCGCGCGGCGGCTGACGGCGGCGGAACGGTGGTGTGGGCATGACCACCGCACGCGACATCACCCGCGAACTGCGGGCCATCTGGCCGGCCCCGGTCGCCCTGTCGGTCCGCACCGACCCGGACGCCCCCGGCTTCCGGCAAGGGCGCCAATTCCTGGTCCGCCTGCCCGGCCCCACCGCAAGCCACATCGGCGGCGAGGACGGCCTGCGGGCCTACCTCGGCCGGCGCCTGGCCACCGGCACCGGCCCCGCGCCGGTCCAGATCGTCGGCAGCCGCGTGGTACGGCGCCGCGACTACGGCCGGGACCGCGAATTCACCGTCGTGCTGGGGGGGCTGTGATGACCGCCAACCCGGCGCGCGAGCAGCGCCCCGCGCTGGGTGCGTACAACGCCTGGCCTGTATTCGGCGCGCAGGACGCCGCTGAGGCGTCCGCGCCCGAGACTGCCGGGCAGGGGGCCGCAGCCCCGCAGCCGCGTTCGGCGTTCAACAAGACCTTGAAAGGCCAGGTGGAGTGCCGGGGCGGCTGCGGGCGCATGCTGCCCGACGTGCCGCGCAAGACCGGCCTGTGCCGGGAGTGCTGGCTGGACCCGGCGAAGCGGCCCGGCGGCAACCCGGCCAAGCGCGAGCCCGCCGAGATGCTGTCGGCAGCGACGCGCATCCTGGTGGGCGTGGTAGCCCGCGACCTGGACCCGCTGCTGGACGGCGAAGACCCGGGCGTGGTGCTGCCGCCGCTGCTGAAAGCCAAGGCGGTTATTGACCGGGCGCTGCGGCGGGCGGGGCAGGCGCAGGTGGCCCGGGTGGGCAGCTCGGCGGTCGCGGTTGACCTGACCCTGGCGACCGGCGAGAAGTGGTCGCCGCAGCGGGTCGATTCCCGGTGGGGTGCCCGATGACCCGCGACGGCCTGTACGGCATCCCGTGCGACAAGCCGTGGTTTGAGGTCCGCAAGGGCGTGGCCCACGGGCCGGCCTGCCCGGCGCTGGGGAGGCAGCCGTGAGCTACTTCCACCCGACCGCCGAGCGGCCCACCGAGTACGGCCTGTCCCGCCGCGAACGCGAAGCCAACCGCGACTGCCAGCGGACACACCGCGACTGGTGGGTGGTCGTCCAGCGGAACTGCAACCACTCCGCGTTCAACGGCTACCACCGCACCCCCTCGGACTACTCCGAAATAAAGTGCACGCACTGCGGGCGCCGCTGGCGCACCAACGCGAACTACGTCCGGCACCTGCCGGACGGCACCGGGGAGGTGCACCCGTGATCACCGCACACGTTGAATACGCATTCCAGCCCCGCGAGGGCGCCCGCTCCGCCGGCGGCTACCACGCGATCCTTGACCAGCCCCTCACCGCCGGGCGACTGGTCCGCGAGCGCGGCGACGCGCTGTGCCGGCCCCGCCGCAAATTCTGGGGCCTGGCCCCGGGCAACGACACCGGGCAGCCAACCTGCCCGCCGTGCAAAGACCGCGTGGCACGCTACGGCGTGACCATGCAGGAGAGGAAGCAATGACCACCACACGCAAGACCGGCACCATCCGGGCCGGCCGCGACCTGGCCGCGTACGCCAGCGAGATAGCGTTCGCCGCCGCCGACTCCGCCCGCACCGGCGGGTCGCACGTGGATTTCGGCTACTACTGGACGATGCCCGGCCAGCCGCACCCGCGCTACCGGGTGTCGTGGATCCCGGCCACCGGCGAACTGTACGCCGTGCGGCAGCAGGGCCGTGCCCGCCGCGTCGAACTGCTGGCCGTGGGCCTGCGCTCACGGGTACAGGTGGACCGGGCGATGGGCGGCTGGACCGAGCACGTGGACGACGCGGGCAGCCTGGCCTGGCTGGACCGCCGGCTGGACGAGGTGGGACTGTGACCGCGCCAAACGGCCCGGAGCCTATCGACTGGGAAGCCGCCGACGCGATGGTCACCCCGGAAGTTCTTGACACGCTGGCTGCGGCCGACGCCGTGGACGACGCGCTGCCGGATGATCCGGGGCTGCCGCCCGCGCCGCCCGCCGGATCGGCGGGGGCCGATGGCCCGCTGAGCAGGTGGCCGTGATGACTGCCAGCGAGCGACATGAAGACCTGCGCGGCTGGCACGTCAAGCCCGCCGAGCCGGGCCGCCAGTACCCGGAGAGCGGGGCCACCGTCCGCCAGGTCATCCCCACCCGCACCCGCGCGGAGGGCACGATACAAGTCGAGTGGCCGTCGGGGTGCCTGGAATGGTTCAACCGGGACGCGCTGATCTTGGTCGCCCCGCCTGCCCACACGCCCGGCACGCCCGCTGACGTCCTGCATGACGTGTACCCACTGGACGCGGTGGAAGACGGCTGGCGCTGTTCGTGCGGCACGTCGTTCACGTTCACCGGGCCGGGCCGGGTGGAATGCCCGAAGATCGCCGCGCCGTTCGATGACCCGGCCGAGCCGTACAGCCACGGTATCGACTCGCGGCTGACCCTCAACCCGCCCGACGCGGACGGCTGCCGCGAGTTGCGCATGCCCCTGGCTACCGCGCACCCGACCGTCACCACCCGCAGGGGCGACTCCGCGCAGGACGTGCGGCTGACCCTTATGCCGCAGGACGTGGCGAAGCTGCGCGAATGCCTGGGCCCGCTGCCCGGCTGGACGCAACCACCCGGCGCACCCGAAGACGCCGACGCGACCGAGCGCAAGGGCCGCTGCCCGGACGGCGGCTACTGCCACGGGCGCACATTCGCCGCAGGCAGCGAACCCTGCGAGCCGGGCGGCTGCTACCGGGTCAGCCACGCCGGCCCGCTGACCGGGACATTCCCCGGCGACCGGTGGCCTGACGCCGTCGTGGCCCTGGCCCGGGTCGCCGCCCTCGCGGACGAATGGGACCAGCCCGGCGCCGGCGAACTGGGCCGGGCCGCCGCCCGCCAGCTCCGCAAGGCCATCGCCGGAAACGAGCCGCTTAACATTCCCGGCCCCGCCGGGAGCATAGGAGAGGAAGCAAAATGACTGAGACAGTATCCGGGCGCACCTACACCGCCACCCGCGTACGCGGCCTGGCGCCGTGGAACCCGCGCCCCGACACCATCCACCTGATCGCCCGGGTCCGCGCCATTCTGGACACCTACGCGGCCCAGTTGCCGCTGACCATCCGGCAGATTTTCTACGTCCTCGTGGGCTCGGACGAGGGCTACTCGAAAACCGAGCAGGGTTACTCCCGGCTGGCCGAAGCCCTCAACCGGGCCCGCCGCGCCGGCCTGATCCCGTTCGACGCCATCCGCGACGACGGCACCCAGTCCACCGGATTCGCCGGCTGGTCGTCCCCGGCCCAGTTCTGGCGGTCGATGCGCTACTACGCTCGCAACTACCAGCACGACCTGACCGACGGCCAGGAATACCACGTGGAACTGTGGGTGGAAGCGGGCGGCATGGTCCCGCAGGCCGCCAACGTCGCCGGGGACTACGGCGTCACCACCTACTCCGCCGGGGGTTTCAACGGCCTGACCGACAAGTACGAGACGGCCACCCGGCTAGCCGATCAGGTCAAGCCGTGCATCGTGCTGCACGGCGGCGACTTCGACCCGTCCGGGCTGTCGATCGTGGACGCCCTCGCGGAAGACGTCACCGAGCTGGCGCTGGGCATCAACGAGGATGCGCAGGTGGAATTCCGCCGCATCCTGGTCACCCCGGCGCAAATCGCCGCCCACGGGCTGCCGTCGGCGCCGCAGAAAGGCACCGACCGGCGGGGCGAGTGGATGGCCGAGACGGTACAGGCCGAAGCGCTGCCGCCGGACGTGCTCGCCGCCGAGATCCGGGCCGCGATCGAAGACGTCACCGACGCGGGCGCGCTGGACGCCGCTCGGCAGCTAGGCGCCGCCGAGCGGCGCACGGTCCTGGCTGACCTGGGCCGGCTGGGCGGCTGACCCCGGGCAGACGAAAGACGGCCCGCCCCTGCGAGCACAGGGACGGGCCGTACCTTTCGCGGTACCGCCGGTGCCTGCCCGCTTGGCTTCTCACCCGGCGAGCCGGGCTGGAGAGGAAGTCTTACGGGCATCTCACAGCAGCACCCGTTCAGGGTAGCAACCCGGGACGGGTTTTCCGGGGCACGCGCCGCACCGGGATGTCGGACCCGTCTCGTATAGTCCTGGCAGGAGAGGAAGTGAGCACTATGAGCGTTACCAACGATGCCCCCGAAACCACCGCCCCCGACCCGCTGGACATGGCCCTGAACTGCTGTGCCGCGATCGGCGCGATAGCCGCCCGGCAGGCCAGCCCCGACCCGGACGTCCAGATGCAGTCCTACATTCACCGCGAGGGGCAGGCCGGGAAAGCGTCGGCGGAGCTGGCCCGGGATCTGGCGCTGGTGTCGATCGCCAAGTCGCTGGCCCGGCTCGCGGACCACTTCGCGCCGGAACCGTCGTGAGCCCCGGCGTCGCGTTCGCCATGGCCCCCTGCTATCTGCACAAGGGCCTGTTCTGTTTCGACCCGGAGTCGGTGACCAGCCTGCGGATCGACCCGCAGACCGGCCGCCCGCCCGACGTCAACGCCAACGGCGAGCCGGCGGAACCGTCGCAGGCGGCGCAGGACCGGTCGGTGCGCGAGCCGATCTGCCCGGACTGCTGCAAGCGGGTCAACCCGGACCGGCGCGCCCTGGGCCTGGAGCTGCTGCCCGAGGGCGACAGCATGGACAACCTGGCCCGGCTGCTGAAAGACCCGTACTCGTGACCGGGCTGGCCGTCACCCAGCCGGGCATGTACTCGATGCCCGAAGCCGACTACCACGCCGACCCCGTTCCCGGCGGGTCGCTGTCGTGCTCGGGGGCGAAGCTGCTGCTGCCGCCCGGTCACCCGGCCCGGTTCGACTGGGTCCGCAAGCACCCCGAAGACGGGCCCCGGTCGCGGGCGATGGAATTCGGCACCGCCGCGCACCGCGAGGTGCTGGGCACCGGCTGGGCGTACGCCGTCTCCCCGCACGGCGACGACTGGCGGTCCCGCAAGGCCCAGGACTGGGCGGCCGGCAAACGCGCCGAGGGGGTGACGCCGCTGCTGCCCGCCGAGCGGGAGCAGATCGTCGCCATGGCCGCCGCGATCACCACCAACCCGGACGCCCGGCTGATGCTCCAGGCCGACGAGGTCTGGCACGAGCAATCACTGTTCTGGGTGGACGACGACACCGGCATCTGGAGGCGCGCCCGGCTGGACGCGGTCAAGCTGTACGGCCGGGTGCTGATCATCGACTACAAGTCGGCCAAGAGCGCCGACCCGGAGCAGTTCGCCAAGGACGTCGGCAACTACCGGTACCACTGGCAGCACGCCTGGTACACCGAGGCGGTGCTGCACGTCACCGGCGACATGGACCCGGCGTTCTGTTTCGTCGTGCAGGAAAAGGACCCGCCGTACGCGGTGGGCATCTACGAGCTGGACCTGGACGCGGTCCTGGCGGGCGCGGAGCGGTGCGCGGCGGCGTGCCGCAAATACGCTGACTGCGTGGCGGCCGGGGCGTGGCCGGGCCCGCAGCCCGCCGGTGACCGGATCACGAAAATCAGCCTGCCCCGGTGGGCCTACTAGGAGGAAACGAGAATGTCCCAGGATTACGACGACATGCCGCCACCGCCGGGCACTGAGCTGGACGAGGTGCCGCCCAACGGGCAGCAGGCCGCGCTGCCGGTGATGGCGCTGCCGGATATGAGCCAGGCCACCACGGTTGAGCTGGGCCGCGCGGTCGCGGAAGTGCAGGCGCAGGTGATCGTGGCCCGCCAGTTCCCCCGGAACATGCGCGTCGCGGAAGCCGAGATGCGGGAGTCGTGCTCGCGGCCGGAAATGGCCGCGCAGGCGTTCTACACCTACGAGCGGGGCAAGACCCGCGAGGGCAAGCCGAACATCATCCACGGCCCGTCGGTGCAGCTCATGCGGGAAATCGGCCGCTGTTTCGGCAACCTCCAGTCCGGCATTATCGAGCTGCGCAGGATGGCCCGCCAGTCGGAAATGATGGCGTGGGCGTGGGATCTGGAAAAGAACGTCCGCATGAGCACCGTGTTTTACGTCACCGCCGCGATCGACACCAAGACGGGCAAGCGGGAGCTGACCACCGACCGCGACATTTACGACAACAATGCGAACCTGGGGGCGCGGCGGGAGCGGGAGATGATCCGCCGGGTGCTGCCCGCCTGGTACGTGCAGGTGGCCATCACCACGGCCGACAAGACGCTGACCGGCACGCCGGAGCAGTTCAATGAGCGGCTGGACACCGCGCTGAAAGTGCTGGCCCGGGACAAGTACGGCGTCACCGTGGCCATGCTGGAAGACCTGTTTGACCTGCCCCGGTCCGCGTGGTCGCACCTGGAGCTGGTGCGGCTGCAAACCCTGTACTCCGAGCTGGCCCGGGGGGAAATCACGGTGGCCGACCGGTTCCCCGCCAAGGACGCGCCCGGGTCGGCGGCCGGGGTGCTGGACGCGGCAGCGCAGGCACAGGCGCAGGCGGGCAACGGCGAGCCGGTCAACGGCGCCCCGGCGGAGGAAGCCCGCCACGCCGAGCAGGCCGCCGCCGACGCTAAGGCGCAGGTGGACGTCCTGTCCGACAACATGATCAAGCTGTTCACCGAGGCCGGGCACGGGCAGCGCACCGCCAAGGCCAAGGCCCTGCGGCTGGCCGTGCTCGCCATGCTCGCCCGCGACCGCGACACCGACCCGCCGGTGATCATCGACAAGCTGGCCGACCTGACCCCCGAGCAGGCGCAGCGGGCTGCCAACGCGCTGATGGGAATCATCCGCGAGGGCCACGCGCAGGAGCGGCTGGCTGCCCTGGCGGGCGAGTGCGCGCGGCTGCTGGCCGAGCGGGAGGGCGGCGGTGATGCCTGAGTTTCCCATCGTGGACTTGACTACCAACGCTGACGGGTCGCCGTCGCCGGGGATGGTGCTGTCTGGGCTGACCCTGGCCGCGATCCAGGCCGAAGCCACCAGGGCGCACCTGCTGCACGGCGAGCATTCGATGCTCGGCCCGTACACCAGTCCGCAACGGCTGGCGATTCTCGCGGAGGAAGTGGGCGAGTCTGCTGAGCTAGTGGAGGCACTGCTGGCGGCCCGGCTGTCGCGGCTGCTCGGCCAGGTCGCGCATGAGCTGACCTACGACGCGGGCGGTCCCGGCGTGGGCGAGGGCCGCAAGGACGAACTGGTGAAAGAGCTGATCCAGGTGGCGGCGATGGCCGCTTCGTGGGTGGAAGTGCTGGAGGGCGGCGGGCATGACTAGGTGCAAGGGCCCGGACTGCGGCGCTGAAATCGGCTGGGCGCTGACCGTCCCCGGGGGCAAGCGGATGCCCATCGACCCGGAGTCGTCCGGCGCGGCTGACGGGCAGGCCATCGTCTGGTGCCAGCGGGGCGTGGCGCTGTGCGTGATCGTCGCCGCTGATAAGCCGCTGCCCCCGGCGGTGGACGCGGCGGTCACCCGGTACCGCACCCACTATCAGACGTGCCCGGACGCCCCGGCGTACTCGGGGCAGTCGCGGCGCAAGGCGAAAGCCGATGCCGCCCCGGGCTAGGTGCGGCGGCTGCCGGCACGCCGAACACAAGGACAAGTGCCCGGGTAAGCGCGACCGGCGCCCCGGCCGGCACTGCACCCCGTTCGTCTCCCCCACGGGGAAGTTTGACCACGGCTGGCTGTGCGGCACCGACAACCCGCCCTGCCCCTGCTCTTGGCGCACCTGCAAGTGCGGCGAGCTGGTGGCCAACGCGGTCCTTGACCGGGCGCAGGCCGCCGCCATGTTTACCGACAGCAACGTGGTCCTGGCCGCCGACCAGGTGATCGAGGTGCCCATCGTGCGGGGGTCGGCGGGTGACCCGGCGGGGCGGCTGGACGTGTGGCGCGGCGCGGACGGCTACCTGTACTGCCGGGAGCTGGGCGACGATGAGGTGCTGATACCGGAAGGGCACTGGCGGGGCCGTGAGCACACCGGCGCGTGCCAGCCGCTATGAAACGCCGCGCGTTCCGCATCTGGGCCTGCCCCGGCGGCGAGGACTGCTGGCGGTGGGAATGCTCGCTATGCCACCCGCCGTGCCACGGCGCTCGGTTCGGCGCCGACGCGTGGGCCCGGATCGTCACGATTAGCCTGCCCCGGCACATGCGGGTCCGGGCCTGCCACCACGCATGGGTCCGGCGTCATGCCTGACAACCCGGTGCACGACCGCGACGGCGGCAAGTGCGTGATGCATGGCGACCGGGCCGAGACGGTGCACCACCGCAACCACAACCACTCCGATGACCGGCCGTCGAACCGGGTCAGCGTGTGCGGGTCGGGCACGACCGGCGCGCACGGCTGGATAGAAGCCCACCCTGCTGCTGCCGGGCTGGAATCGTTTCGCGGCTGGACGGTGTCCAAGCATGATCCCCGGCCGCTGACCGAGATCCCGGTGTGGATGGCGCAGGGCCCGTACGGGGAGGGCTGGTACCTGCTGGACGACGAGTACGGGTTTACGGGCTGGCCGGGGTCGGTGGCCACTCAGGGCTTGGAGCCCCCGACTCCCTGACCAGCCGTTTTGCCTCCCGTTCACCGTTTGATATAATGGTGTGTGGAGAGGAAGTGATGCGGATGGGCTCATTGACCCGCCGCACCGCCGGGACGGCAGACGCCTACCCGGCGCACTGGCACGTAGCACAGACCTACCAGCACGGCCGGAACCTGATCGGCCGGGGCACCCCGCTGAAAATCCGGGGCGAGCACGGCACGTTCACGTTCTGGGATCACGTGGTCAACCCGCCCCGTGGCCGCCGCCGCACCCCGCGCGAGTGGGTGACGGTGGTCGGCGGCCGGGCCGGGGTGACCGAATTCCGGGCGTTCCGCCCGGACCGGATCAGCCGGGTACTGCCCGTGGAGAGGAAGCACCGATGAACAAGTACGAGACGATCGCAAGCCGCTGGCGGCGGCAGGCCGAGCTGCTGCGGGACACCGCCGGGCAGATGACCGGCAACGCGCCCCGTGAGGCACGGGCCAGGGCTGACACGCTGGACGCGTGCGCGGCCGAGCTGGACGAGGCGGCCCAGTCGTGACCGCGCGAAGCCCTGTGTCCACGTGGCGGTCCACCGACGACCTGCTGCCCGACACGATCCGCTCCATCGCCCAGATCGCCCTGGCCGACGCCCGCGCCCTGGCCGGCATCGCCCGCGACCAGGGCCAGGTGGAATTCACCACCTGCACCACCGTGCTGCCCGCGCTGCCCGGCCGGGCGGGCACCACCGGGGAGCCGTCCCGCAACCTGATCACCTGGCGGGTCGTGCCGCACCCGCAGCAGGCGGTGTGCCGCTGGCAGGTGCAGAAGCTACGCACCATCGGCAAGACCCGCTCGCCGGTCACCGGGGGCACGTCGTGAGCAGCAAGCACCGCAAGCAGAAGCGGGCCCAGCGCCGCACCGGCAGGCGCAGCACCAGGTCCATCACGCCCGCCGCCGGGATGAACCCGCAAGGCCAGGTGGTCCGCGCCCAGGTGATCGCCACCCTGCCGGTACCAGCCGCCCAGCCGACCACGGGGACGCTGGCCCCGCGTGCCGTCCTAGACCATCACGTGCGCCTGCACGACCTGCTCGCCCGGCCCACCGTGGGCCTGGTGCACCGGATCCGGGCCGGCGCGATCGACGCCCATGAGGCGGCCGACAGCGAAGCCGACATCATGTTCTGGCCGCACACCCCGCACGAGTCCGACGACGAGGCACGCGCCTACATGGGCGAGCTGGCCCGGGGCCTGTTCGACGCGGCCACCTTCCAGGTCACCGGCGGGATGTGCGACGCGGTGTCGGGCATCTACGAAAACCTGGTGGGCGAGGCGAACGCGCTGGTGCACATCGACCAGGCCGAACTGCCGGCCCCGGCGGGATTCGTGTGGCTGGACAAGCCCCGCCACGCCAAGGACAAGAACGGCGAGGTGATCGCCACCCGCGTGCTCACCTGGCATTCGGACCTGTCCGGTGTCGTGGAGTCCTACCACCCGGACCAGGTGACGCCGCTGCTGCGGATCTGCTCCTGGCACCTGCAAGGCGACGCGGACGACTACCCGGACGGGCATTCGGACGGGCCGCTGGTGCTCAACCAGTCGCTCACTATCCCGTTCGGCATGCGGCTGCCCGGCGGCCGGAACGTGGACTGGGAGGACCCGTTCGGCGGGGACAATTCGGTGACCTGGTTTCACGCGCTGTGCGTGCTGATGGGCACGGTGATCGCGGCGAGGGAGCCCGCGCCGGTGGAGCGGGGGGCGCGGCGGCGCGCTCAGCGGTCGATCCGCCACGATCAGGTGCACGTGGTGACGCTGCGCCGGGCCGTGCACGCCGACGGTACGGAGGCCGGGCACCGGGATGTGGACTGGTCGTGCCGGTGGCTGGTGGCGGGGCATCACCGGCACATCGAGGCCTACGACGAGGCGCACGGGTGGCATCACGCCGACCCGGACCGGGCGTCGAAGCGGTGCCGGGTGTGCGGGGCGCTGACCACGTTTGTTCACGGGTACGTGAAGGGGCCGGACGGGCTGCCGCTGCGGGTCAGAGAGTCGCGGACGCTGTACCGGCTGGCCAGGTAGCCGGAATACCTTGTGCCGTTGCCGCGTTGTATAGTAGTGTATGGCTTTGGAGAGGAAGCCGAAATGGAAACGCAGGGGAACGCAAACATGACTGACATCCTGACCTGGACCCGGTACGCGTCCGGCAGCTACGGCGCGCACCCCGACGGCGGCTGGTCCTACCTGGCCGCGCTGAACGACGAGGACCCCGCCGAAACCTGGGTGCTGACCATCCACCACAACGACCGGACGATCGTCACCGCCGGCGGATTCGTCACCCGCGAATTCGCGCAGGCCGACGCCGAAGACGAGCACGAGACGGCCACCCTGCTGCACGGCAAGTACGGCCTGCCGCTGGAATCCGCGCACCGGCTGCTCGCCACCGCCCGCACCGAGCCGGTCACCGTGTCCGTCCGCTACCGCGAGCTGACCATCGGCCGCGACGAGGGCGGCTACACCGTGGACGACGTGACCCGCTGCACGGCAGCCTGCGATCACGACAAGGGCAGGCACGAGCCCGCCCGCGACAGCACTCCGCATGAGGCGAATGTCACCCAGGCCGGCGGTGCCGGCTGGCAGCAGGCCGCCCCGGCGGACGGCTACCTGGTGTGGTGCCCGCACGGCTGCGGCCTGGGCCTGTCCGCCCACGCGGCCGACCGGGAGGCCGCGCAGCGGCGCGTGGACATGCACCGCGCCGCCACCACCCCCCTCAACCCGCGCTTGGGCGCCCCGCATGAGGCGAACATCACCGGGCCCGGCGACACCCCCGAGCACATAACCATGACGTGGCGGGTCGGACAGGCCGGCCGCGCCCCGCTCGCCATCGGCGTCACCGACCGGGCGCACGTGTGGCTGGGCGAGCGGATCACTGACGCGGGCGACGTCAACTGGACCGCCCGGCTGAACACGCCCGAAGCGGTGGCCGCGCTGCTCGACGCGGTGGAGGCGGCCCGGACCGAGCAGGCGCGGATCGGCAACGCCCGGTACCCGCTGCCCGGCCAGATCCGCGACGTGCTGGCCGACCTGCCCGCCGACGGGCCGGGCGCAGACGCCCTGGCGGTCGCGTTCGCCGTCCGGGCCCGGTTCGGCCCGCACGAGACGAATACGGCCGAGGTGCTGGCCGAGTTGCGCAACATGGAACGTGAGGGCCTGGTCTACCGGGTCGGCCTCAGCGGCGGCCTGGCCAGGTGGGCGTTCCGGCACGCCGGGCTGGCCGCGCACGGCGGCCTGGTCGAGCATTCGCACGAGGTGCGGCCCGACCATGAGGGCGTCGCCTACGCCGGATAAGAAATGGCACCAGGAATGGCGGGAAAGGGAATAAACCCGCCATTCCTGTTGTTGTACTAGTTGTAAGGCTTTTTTGGAGAGGAAGCGATATAGAGTGATTAACTTGAACAACCTGAATTACGGCCTGAACGGTACCGCCCTGCGGCGGCCCGACGCTGACAGGCCGATCATCGCCGTCGATGTTGACGGCGTGCTCAACCGGTTCGATGACTACCAGCCCGTCACGGACGGAAACCGGTCCTGGTGGCGGCGCGCACCCCGCGCCGACGGCTGGACCGACGTCCTGGCAGGCGCGGACAGCCGGGCAGGCGGCGGCATCTGGGTGCGGGTCAACCCGCAGCACGGCCCCGCGCTGGTCGCGCTGGCCGAAGCCACCGGAGCCGAGCTGGTCTGGTGCACCATGTGGGAGGAAGACGCCAAGTACGACATCGCCCCCATCGTGGGCCTGCCCGACATGCCGTACGTGCCGGTGAGCCCGGCGCGGCGCGCGTTCCTGATGGGCAGCAGCCGGCGGCCGACGATCGGTGAGCAGAAGGCTCTCGCCCTGGCGCTGTACGCCCGGGGGCGGCCGGTGATCTGGTTCGATGACGAGCTGGACGCGGCCGACGCGCTGGCCGACTTCTACGACGGCGACCAGCTTGTGGTCACGGTCAACCCGGCCAAGGGCCTGACCCGTGAGAACTTCGCCGCAGCCCACCTGTGGCTAGACGCCCTGGCGGCCAGGCGCGGCATCCAGCCGGTACTGCCGCTGGAATGGCCCGCAGCCCCCGAGACGGTGGACGCCGAGGTGGCCGCGTTCCGGGCCGGGCTGTTCCTGCCCGAAGACGAGCGGCTCGCCACGCCCGCCGAGATTGAGGCGGCGCGGGGCCGGCCGTTCGTCACCGTCGCCCCGCAGGCGTCGGGCAAGTGGACGGTCACCGAAGGGTGGGTGGCAGCGTAATGAGAACCCCTGTCAACCCGGACCTGTTCGCCCGCACCGCCCCGGCGTGGAACTGCGTGACCGGTGACGGCCCGCACTACACGCCGGGCCGGCGGTGCGAGTGGTGCGGTCTTGATCATGCTGCGGTCCGGGCGGCCCTGCTCGCCGCTGCCGCTGACGCGGCCGAGTGCGAGAACGAGTGAAATGCGGGGAAGAACGGCCCCGGCGGTTGCAATCCGCCGGGGCCGTTCGCTATACTCGTATGTGGAGAGGAAGTAACATGAACAACCGGACTAGCCTGATCGTCCAGCTCATGCTCACCGCGACCGCCATCGAGCCCGGCGCGGACCGGGGCGCGATCATCAACCGCACCGTCGCGCTCGGCGCCGGTTTCAGCGAGCCGGTGACCGCAGCCGAGGTGGCCATGGTCGCCGCCGCGCCGGTCGCGGACGCGCTCGGCCTGCCCGACCCGGACGCCCCGCACCACGTGCACCCGGCGAGCATGCCGTGCAACGTCATGTGCCCCGCGCACCCGCACACCATCAAGGGAGGCAACCCGCGATGACTGAGCGCATCGTGATCCGCTGCCTGGCCCTGCAAGGCATCGCCCGCCACCCCGGCAGGCGCAACCCGGCCGGCCAGTACCTCCGCGCTTATGACCCCGAAGCCCACGACGGGCAGGGCGAAGCCCGGTGGACCGCCGACCCGGCCAAGGCAATGGTGTTCCCGTCCAAGCCTGCCGCGTGGGCGCTGTACACGGCGGTGCCGACGGCGCGGCCGACCCGTCCCGACGGGCAGCCCAACCGGCCGCTGTGCGCGTTCTCGATCAGCATCGAGCCCGCGCCCCCGAGCGGGCTGTCGTGACCGCGCCGATGCGCCGCCCGGCGGACGGCGAGGTGCTGATCGAACTGCTGGACAACCACCCGGACAGTTTCGGCCGCACCGCCTACACCATCGCCTGGCCGGACAACAACCAGTGGCGCGGCGGCGACGGCGTGTCCGCCCAGGTGCAGCACAGCAACCTGGACGACGCGATGACCCGCTGGCATGACAACAGGCCGGGTGACCGGTTCGTGATCTACGACGAGGGGGACCGGCTATGACCGCCGCTGACGCGGCCGAGTGCGACAAGCTGCCGCCCTACGACGAGGCGACATGGGCGCAGCCCCCGGGCGCGTTCTTCTGCCACCAGGACAACGGCAGGCTGTGCGCCGGCTGGGTCGCGGTGCACGACATGGACGAATCGCTGGGCCTGCGGATCGCCCTGGCCGTCGGCCTGCTGACCGGCGACGACGTGGAAGCGGCCCGCGCCTACACGACACCGGTCGCGCTGTGGGGCTCGGGCGCCGAGGCGGCCGAGCACGGCAAGCGCGACATCGAGCAGCCCGGTCAGGCGGCCCGCGACACGGCCGGGAAGATCCGGCGCAAAAGAGCGCTGGCATGACCACGACCACTAGGGAGGTGAGCGTCGTGGCTGAGAAGACGGAGTGGACGCCGCGTGCCGTCACCCTGGACGAGTACGTGTTCGCCCGCGACTGGCTGGGCCTGCGCACCGACACCGGCATCGCCCGCCACCTGGGCATGGCCCCCGACACGGTGGCCAAGTACCGCCGCTGGGCCGACGCCCACCCCGGCGTGGTGTACGCCGTCTACGAGAACGGAGAGCCGGCCTGATGGGCACCTTGTCATTCAGCAACGGCAAGGGCGAAGGGCACCACACCCCGAACACGCCCTACGACGGCACCTGCCTGTGGTGCGGCGAGCAGATGCGCCTGGAGCTGCCGGGAAACGACAAGCCCGGCTACCGGGCCAACGGCGTGTTCTGCTCGCTGCGCTGCGGCTTCCAGTGGGCCGTCCTGCTCAGGGCCGGGATCCGGTATGGGTGACCCGTGAGGATTCAGGGGCACTGGCTGACCACCAGCGAGACACGGGGCCGGTTCACCGGCGAATGCGGGTGCGGCGGGGCGGCCTACACCGGGCCGTCCCGCTCCCGCGTGCGCCGCCAGCACCAGGAACACCTGCACGACGTCCGGTTCGGCTGCCAGCACCCGGCGCACAAGGTGACCACCTGCCCCAACTGCGGCCAGCACGCCTGCGACGGCTGCGGGCTGCTGTGGCGCGACGACGGCCGGCCCCCGGGCGGCTGCCCGCCGCTGGCCCCGCGCGCCGGAACCGGCGGCCGGGCATGACCGGCACCTGGCGCCGCGTCACTGACGTGCGCGGCTTCTACGAGGGACGCGGCAGCGTCCTCGGCCCGGACACCTCCCGCCGCACCCGCTGGTGGGAGCTGACCCTGGACTGCGGCCACTACGCCGAGCGGACGGTGCGGTACCAGCCGCTCCAGCCGCCGACTGCCCGGCAGCGCGGCGGCACCCAGCACCGGTCGGCGGATGCCGTGCTGCCCGCGCCCAGGCGTGTCCTGTGCCGGACCGGACAGTGCCGGTGACAGCATGGCCGCATGCCGGTCTGGCAGGACGACTCGCTGCCACACCAGATCCGGCTCACCTTCTCCGGGCCGTACATCTGCCTGTCCTGCAACTGCCAGCGCGCCCGCACCCACCGGGGCCAGGTCGTCTACCCGCCGATCGTGCCGCCCCGCACGCGCTGGGAACCGGCCGAGCTGATCGACGCCTGGCACGCCTGGCACGCCGCCCGGGACATGCCCCAGCCCCGTGCCAAACCTAAGACGACGTGGTGGACCTGGAAAGACAGGTAGGCTGCCCGGTCATGGCGAAATCAGCAGGCAAGGCGAAGCACCCGACACGGCTTACCGACGGCCGGGCGCACCCGGTGACCGTCAGCCACGCCCCCACGCTCGGATGCCGGTTCGACCCGGCGCACACCGTGGCGGGCGGCAAGGGCGGCTCTAAGCGGCTCACCGCCCACTACCAGGCCGCGCACCCGGGGCAGCTCGCGGAACTTGTCGCCGCCCACGCCTAACAGCGCGGCCCGAGCAGCAGATCCGCGCGCTCGGTCACGGTCATAAACCGGCCGGTGCGCGGGTGCCGCCGGGGACGGTACCGCCACCCGGGCGGCCGGGGGCCGATGAGCCGGTCAAACCGCTCGGCCACCTCGCGGGACAGCGCAGCGCCCACATCCTCCCCGGCCGGCTGGCGGCGGCTCACTTCACCGCGACCGGGTAGGCCAGGGCGGTCACGGCATACCCGGCCCCGCCGCCGTCAGTTATCTCCCATCCGGTGTTGAGCTGGGACATGGTCAGCCGGGACAGCGGCGGGAACCTGGCCGCGTGCCCGGACAGCCATTTGAGCGCGGACAGGACGTGCAGCGTGCCCGACTTGGCGGTGGCGCAGGTGCCGGTGCCCGCCGGATCGCCGGACTTGCCGCCGTCGCGGATAAACACGATCTCACCCCCGGCGGGGCCGTACCGGTACACCGTCCACGGCTGGCCGGCCAGGGCGGCGTGGCCGATGATGTCCCCGGCGCCGAGCCCGTTATCAGTGCACCGCCGCCCGGTGGTGTCGGCCCACATCATCACGTCGCCGGTGCCGGGGCCGAGCTGCCCGGAGTAGCTTGTCCAGATGTCGGGGGCGAACTCGTACTGGTTACCGGGCCCGGACGGGGCGGTTTCGGCGTAGCGCACCTGGAGTTTGGCCAGTGCGGAGACGGGCGTGTCGGCGCTGCCGTTCCACCCGCCGCCGCCCCAGTTGTTGGTGAGCTGCTGGACGGCGGTGAAAGTTTGCACGCACCCGCCGCATGAGGCGTAGCTGGCGGTGGCCTGCCACGACGACGGGCTGCGGGCGGTGATGTGCCCGGTGCTGCCCGTCTGGACGTTGACGGCCTGGTCGATGACGTAGGTGTTGAACCCGTTCGACCCGGGCCAGCCCGCCCAGTGGTAGGGGCCGCAGCCGCCGCCGATGCCGGCGGTGCAGGATGCGCGGGCGCTGGCCGGGGCGGCGGGCAGCAGCGTCAGGACCGCCGTGGCGGCGGCCAGGACCGTGGCGGCCAGTTGTCTTCTCATGGCGGCCTCTCATCCGACGCCGCAGGCCACTGAGGTGACCGGCCAGTTGCCCCACCCGGACGTGGCCTGGAGCTTTTCGGCCATGGCGAGCTGGGTGCCGTAGGAGTAGTCCGAGGCGACGCCGCCCAGGCCGCTGATCGACTGCCAGGTGGCGGCGGTGAACTGGAAGTAGCCGTAGAACCCGTTGCCGGTGTCGGCGTTGGTGTTGCCGGACTCGTGCTGGGCGATGCAGCCCCACACGCCGCCGGCCGCCGGGGCACTGTAGACGACGGGCGACTGCGCGGCGGGCGCGGCCGGGGTGGTGGCGGTGTGCCGGTGCAGTTTCCAGCACGGCATGTCGTACCCGTCGCCGTCGCCGTCGCCGCACGCGTAGTGGTGGATCGCGGCGTGGGTGGAGGCGGCGAAGCTGCCCGGCGCCGTACTGAACCCGGGCGGGTCGTCGCCGTCGTGGTCACCGTCCCCGGCCGCCGCCGGGGGGGCTGCGGCGACCGGGGCGGCGCTCGCCGCAGCGGGGACTGCGGGCGTAGCGGCAGCATAGGCGGCGTTGACGAGGGACCGGGCCATCGGCGGGTCGGCGGGCACGGCCAGCCGGTCACCGGGGCGGATCGCGTTGGGGTGGCGGCGCAGCCCGGGGTTGGCTTTCCACAGCAGCGGCCACCGGGATCCGTGCCCCCACAGGTGGTGCGCGATCGACCAGAGAGAGTCGCCCTCGCGGACGGTGTAATGCCCGGCCGGGCGGTTGCCCGCCACGGCGGTGGTGTGGGCGTGGTTTTCGGGTGCGTGTTGCGCCGGCGGCGTCGCAGGCGGCAGCGACATGGCTATCCTTAATCTCGTTGGTCGCACGCCCGCCGCTTCTGTGGAGGATGGGGCGGTCGTGCCCTTCACCCGCTAACCTAACCGCCCCGGTAGGGGCTGTCAGGCGTGCGGAAAAACCCGGGACCGTCAGGCGGCGCTCGCCGGTCCCGGCCTATGCTGGCGGTCTTGGCGCCCGTCAGCGCGTCCGGTGAGGGCCCGGCCCGGCTAAGGTCCAGCTTTTCCGGCCGGGCTCTCGCGCTGCCCGCACCAAGTTCGCGGATCCTGGATAGGTATTAGTAGAGGGTCAAACCTCCCGTCATATGCAGCGACGGCAAAGGCGGCCCGCGCCCCTTGCAGGAGGACTCAAGGGGCGCGGGCCGCCGCCGCTGGAGGGCTGGCCAGCGAAACAGGCCCTCGTCGTGCGCGCCGCCGCCGCTGCACGGCGCACAGCAGCCTCCGCGCGTGATACGGCACAGGCAACGGCCAGCCGCTCTCCGTCGCTCTCAGGCCCGCGCAGGGACTATTCGTAAAGGTCAGGTTTTCGGGCCGGTGCCGCTGTACGGCTTGGCCTGCCCCGCGTCCAGCATCAGCGTGGCGAAGTCGCCGCCCTCGGGAAGCGTCACCGAGCCCAGGAACCGGCCGCCGTACTTGTCCCACCCGTGCGAGGTGACCCGCACCGGCGTGCCCGGCGGGCACAGCCCGGTCGCGTACGCCCGCGCGGCCTTCCCCTCCGCCGTGTTCAGCTCGGGCGCGTTTATGCCCACCACCCGGCAGGCCAGCATCGTCTTGCCGGTCCACGACTGGCCGGGCAGCCGGATGCCGAACCCCAGGTCCAGGTCAAAGATGATCGTGTCCCCGTCGTGCACGTCAACGCACCGCGCCGGGTAGGGCCCGTAAGCCAGGTCAGCCATCGGCCACCTCCGCCGCCAGCCGGTCCAGCTCGTCAACGGCCGACGCGAGCGCGTCAGCCTCGGTGGCCGATTCCCCCGACGCGCGCATTTTCGGCGGCCCGGGATGCTGCACGTCGTACCGCCAGTGCGACAGCACCGGCCACACCCGCACGACGGTCATCCGCGCATGCGACGCGGGCGGGTCCAGCTCGCTCACTTGCCGTCCCTGGCCGGGGGCAGCGCCAGGTCCGGGCGGGCGGTGTGCGGTGCCAGGTAGCCGGTGACGGTGGCGATCAGCCACGCCGCCGCCCAGGGGATCAGCGCGGCTATCGTTTCGGGGATGCCGTCTTTCCACGCCGGGATGTAGGTGACGAGGGCCCAGGTGAGCACCCCGGCGACCACCGAGACACCGGCCGGGGCGACGGCCTTGGTTTCGAGCGGGGCGACGGGCACCTGCTGGTCGGGGGGCAGCTCGGCGGCGGCGACCTGCCGGCGGGCGCGTTTACGCGGCGGCATGCTTCTCCCACTCCCGGTTGGCCGACCAGTCCCACCAGTCCGGCGGGGTGCACTGCCGGTCCGGGTCCTTGCCGGTGGGCTCGGCCCAGCCGACCCGCGTGTAGAGCATCGCGGCCAGGCTTGAGCAGACCACGTGCCCGGGTAGCAGGTTGCCGTCCGAGGGCCACCGCCACAGCGGGTCGATCAGCTTGGACAGGTCGGGGGCGCCGAGCGCGGACGCGGTGTCCTGGGCGATGCCCACCCAGTCGTATTGCACGCCCAGCGACTTGGCGGCCCCGGCCAGGAACTTGTCCAGCGCGGCCTTGCCCCCCGGCTTGGGCTGGTCGTGGTTGGTCTGGGTGGTGGGCCGGGCCAGGTCGGGGGTGCAGTCGGTCAGGCCGACGCCGCCGGGCTTGCCTTCGATGCCCATCCACCGGCCGTTCTTGTCCAGGTGGGTGATGATCTTGACGTGGTTGGCGACGCCCATCCGGCCCTTGAGGATGCCGCCGATGCGGATCGCCTTTTGCATGGCTGACTGGCCGCCGGCGACGGCGAGCACGTCACCCGGCGCGGCGGCGAGCACGCTCATTTCGGGTAGGCGTGCAGGCCGGACGCGCCCTTGCCCGCCTTGAAGGTGACCCGCACCGCCGTGCACGTGTCCGGGTTGGCGAACGCGCGGATCACCCGGGGCGCGGCGACCAGGTCGTCATGGGAGTACCACTTGGACGGGGTCGAGTCAGTGTGCAGCTCGGCGTAGGAAAACGTCACCGCGCCCTGTTCATCGGTGCACAGGGCCACGCCTTTCATCGTCCCGGCGGGCCACTGCAATACCACCGACTGGCCGGTGGCCTGCGGCAGTGAAACGTAGGGCATGTCATCCTCCGTTAGCTCGGGAACCGCCGGCGGCGGCGCGGCGGGGGCGCCGAAGAAATCGGGCTTGCACAAGGACTGGTCAAGCGAGATCCCCCGGGCGCGGCTTGTCCACTGGGTGGCGTCGGCCTGCGGGTAGCCGCAGCCGCCCGGGGCGCAGATGTGCTCGGACCCGTTGTAATGCGCCGACCAGATGCGGTAGGTGGGCCGGGCGTGCCCGGCGGCGTTCATCGCCGCGATCACCGCCGTCACGGTGGACGCGGACGTGTAGATGCACGGCCGGGTGACGCCACGCTTGTACTGGCGGGCCGCCCACCCGGGCACCTGCGCCACGGTGGCGTCGCCCGGTTCGACGTCCAGGCAGTCGGCGTCATCGGAGGCGAACACGGCAATGGTGAGGATTTTCGCGCCGGGGAATTTCGCGCGGACGGCGGGGCAGTTGGCGTACCGGCCGTCGGTGTAGCAGGCGTACGCGTCGCCGCCGGGGGGCAGCAGGCTGACGGTGACGTTGTCGTACATGACCAGGTTGCGGGCCACGGCGGCTGCTTTCGGTGCTGCGGGCGCCGGGGCTTTCCCGGCGCGGATCTGCTTGGCCAGGGTGATGATCGCCGGCCGCTGGGCGGAGCGGACGTGCCTGGGGGGCAGGTCGGGGCAGGTGTGGCCGCCCCATGCTGTGCCGCCCATGCTGTGCACCCCGTAGCCGCGCCCGGACGTGGAGTCGGTCACTTGCAGGGGGAACCCGGCATACGCGGACAGGCACTCCACGAGCTGCGCGGACGCGGTGACCTGCGCGGAGGTGAGCGGCGTGTTGGGATTGCCGCCGTCGGCGTGCTCGATGCCGTACCAGACGTCGTTGCCGGCGGCGCAGTGCCAGGCGATCCACCCCTTGCCGATGGGGCCGAACTGGTGGATCAGGCCGTCTTGGGCGATGCCGAAGTGGGCGGACGCCTGCCGGGCGGGGTCGTTGAACATACGGATGCACAGGGGCAGGTCACAAACCATCGTGTGCATCAAAACACCGTTCATCGCCCCGGACCCGTACCGGCCGTTGACGCACGGGAACGGGTTGTTGTACTCGATTTTCGCGGGGCCGCGTACCTTGCCGTCGGCGCCGACGGTGAGCTTTCCGGGCGGTGCCACGGGTGCCTCCTAGACTTGGCGGCGTGACGGATTTCATAAACGCGCCCGCGCTGGCCGCCGGTGTTGACGAGTTGACGGTGACGTGCAAGGCGCACGGTCCGATGCGCCACCACCCGGCACGCGTTGAGCACCCGCCCGAGCTATTCGGCCTGACGCTCAACTCATGGGTGCGGCCGGGTAACTGGCTGTGCCACGGCTGGGACGGCGAAGGCTGCACCGCCAGCGTCAACGACTACTGGGTGGCCGGCACGGTCGCCAGGGGCGAAGGCTGCACGACCGGGCGGCGCTGGGAGAAGACCACCGTCACCGAGTACCGCAAGGACTGGCCAGGCGAACCGGACGGCGTGACGGTGCGCGTCGAGCTGACCGTGTACCCGGACGGCCATGATCGGGCGTGAACCGGATGTGCGGCTGACCCGGCCGCGCTGGCTGCGGTACCGGTTCGACCTGATCGTCGCCCCCGAGCCCAACCCCGGGCAGGCCGGGCCGTGGGAGGTGGTCGAGGGCAGGCCCGCGTGGCGGGCCCCCGTCGTGCCGCCGGCGCCGCCCGGTTTCGTGCCCGGCATGGCGCTGCTGGTGCCGCCCCGGCGGCGGTGGCTGCTGCGACGCCGCGCCGCCGCCGCCCGCCGCTGGCCCCGCTAAGGCCCCGGCGGCGGCTCGACCCGCCCGTCAACGCACGTCCCGGTGACGACGTACCGGCGGGTGATCGCCCGCCCCTGCTGGGCGGGGATTTCCTCGCTGCGGGACTCGTGGATCGCGTGCGCCTGGAGGACGCACACGTGCTGGGTCAGCCGGCCCACCTGGCGCAGCAGCTTGTTGGTGGCCACCTGGTTGACAGTCAGGGCGGCGGCCAGCAGGACGGCGATTATCAGCAGCGCGGCGACCGCCCACCGGGGAACTAGCCCGTGGACAGGTGCAAGATGGTGATGATCGCGGTCACCGCCACCGGGCACACCAGGCCGGACAGCACCGCTATCAGGATCATCCACGTGCGCCCCCGCCGGACGGTCGCCGCTTCCCGCGCATCCGCCGCCTGCTGAGCCCACCGGCCCTCCAGCTCGTCCAGCCGCCCCAGGATGGCCTGGTGCTCGGCGTCATAGCGGCCCCAGCTCACGAATGAGCCGTTGCCGCCGCTCATTCGAGCAGGTCACCGACGCGGACCAGGACGCCGTCCTGCCATTCGTACCGGCCCGGTTCCCGGTCGTCACCTTCCCCGGCTGCGGCGGCGGCCTCGTCGGCATCCGCCCGTGCCTGCTTCTCCGTCTCGTGCAGCTCGGCGGCGGCGATGCGCGAGTCGTCGGCCGGGGCGACCGCGTCCGGGTGCGGGCCGCCCGCGCACGCGTACGACCCGTCCGGGCCGGCCCAGTCCATCCCGCCGTCGTCGCGGACGATCGCCAGGCCGCAGCCGCCGCAGGTCGCGGTCCGGCTGCCCGACGCCCAGGTGCCGTTGGCCGCCCAGTGCCACCATGGCGGCGCCCCCGGCTGCGGCGCGGTCGCGGCTGCGGCGTCGGCGGGCAACTGCCCCGATTCCAGCGCGGCGATCTTCGCCTCGGCGGCCTGGAGGCGGGCGAGAATCTGATCGGGCGTGGTCACATCGTCTCCAGACGGCGCAGCCGGCGCAGGACGTTGGCTAGGGCCTGGTGGTCGCGGAACGGCACCCGCCCGGCGGTGATCGTCACAGCCTCCACGTTGGTAGGGCCGACGTCGAACTGCATCTCGGTCACCGGCACCCGGTCCTGCACGTGCAACCGCCCCGAGTTGATGATCACCGTCACGATATCCCCGATCCACAGGTAATCCGGGCCCGGCCACGCCCCCGCGTACAGCGTGATCGTGTAGGTGGGCAGCACCACCTGCCCGGCGGCCAGCGCCCAGTCCGCATCCGACTGCAACGACGCCTGGTCGGCGGCCGAGCTGGAATACACCTGATCCCAGCGGCCCTCCGGGCGGGTGTTGATGTCGTCGGCATCTTCCTGCACCCACGTGGACCCGGTGAACGTGCCCGGGTCGGGAACGAACACCGAGTTGGCATACTGCGACGGGTCGGTGCCCCGGCTGATCCCGCTGACCAGGCCGCCGCCCCATTCCAGCACCACCCCCTTGTCCGACCCGCGCCACGGCGACCACATGTCCAGCCGCAGATCGTTGCCCGCCGTGCCGTACATGCTGATGTCCCAGTCCGACCCCGGGCTCACCTGGCACAGCCGGTCGATCGCCGCGCCCACGAAATCCTGGTGCACGTAATTGTTCGTGTAGGTGATGCCCAGCCCGGACGCCCCGGCGCCCTGCCGGATCCCCAGGTTCCCGCCGGGCTGGTACTGGGTGCCGAAATACTGCTTGCCGTCGGCGGCGGCGGTGTACACGGTCGGCTGGAGCAGCCGCCACGCGATCGTGGCGATGTCGGTCGTCACTTCCGGCGGCCCGCCAGAGTTAACCGACGGGTCGATGTAGGCCAGGTCGCGGCGGCGCAGCAGCTCCCGGTAGTCCAACGCCTGCGGGGTGAACCGGTGCGTGTCGGTGGCCGACAGCGTGTCCGCTTCGACGCCCAGCCGGCCGCAGAACAGGGTTTGCGCGCCCAGCCGCACCTGCACGTCCAGGGCGAGGGTCTTGCCGGTGGTCGCCAGCGCGGCCTGCGACTGGCCGTTGACGTCCAGGTTCACCTCGGAGTAGACGCCGCCGCCGCCGCCGGAAATGCCGCCGCCCGCACCCGGGCCGGCCCGGACGATGAGCTGCCGCTGCCGCGACTGCACCACTTCCTCCAGCACGGTGCCGTCCGGCTGCGGCGCGCAGAACAGGAAATGCCAGTCTTTCCCGGCGACCGCGCCGCCGACCACCAGCGGCGGGGCGACCGTCCCCGGATCGACCGGCGCCGGGTTGATCGTCAGCGCCAGCACCGCCGACGCGGACTTGCCCGCCGCGTCGGTGACCTTGAATTTGGGCCCGTAGGACCCGGCCGCGTTGGGCGTGCCGGACAGCGTCCCGTCCGGGGTGAACGCCAGCCCGTCAGGCAGCGGCGCCGTGCCCGCCGCAAGCGACCAGGCAAACGGCGGGGTGCCGCCGTTGACGCCGAGCGCCCACACCTGCGGGACGCCCACCTGGCCGGGGGTCAGCGGCGACGGGGTGGAAATCGACGGCGGCGCGGTGACCCCGTTGATCGTGATCGACACGGTCGCGGACGCGGTGTGGCCGCCGGTGTCGGCGGCGTTGAACGCGATGCCGCCGTAAACGCCGGCCTGGGTTGGGTTGCCGGTGATAGACGGGCTGGTCACCGACGCGGTGGCCGAGTCCACCTGGTTCCACAGCGGGATGCGGAAGTCGTTCTGGTCGGTGATCAGGTTCGGCCCCGGCGGGCTGGACGCCCTCGCGTACCACATCGGCGGGGTGATCGGGTAGCCGAGTTTGATCCACTTCTGGTAGGTGGCGAGGACGCCGTGCTGCATCGTGTCGCCGGGCAGGTTGTACGGGTCGGTGGCTGCGGCGGCCAGGTAGTTGGTGATCGCGGTCTGCGGCGGGATGTTGCCCTGCGCGCTGTCCCCGATTTCGGTCCACCCGAATTTAACCTGCCGGCCGCCGCCTAGCACCGTGTTCGCGTAGGCGGCGATGTCACAATAGCCGGGCTTGGTGGACGGGTTTTCCGACCACGGGTACCGGGCCGCGCTGCCCGAGCTGGCCCACCCGTCGGCGTACAAGTCGATCGACAGCGAGTCCACGTAGCAGTTGCCGGTGCCGTCCGGGCCGCCCGGTGACAGCGGGTGCGGGCCGGGCCACTGCGCCTCGCGGCCCGCGTTGTCGGTGGTGAACCCGGTGTAGATGATCACCAGGTCGATGCCGGGGAAGTCGGTTTTGAACCGGGCGTAGTTGTACCGGTACAAGAACGTGATCTGATTGATCTGATCGGTCAGCCCGTCCTGGGTCTGCCGTTTCTTCCCGTCCATCTCCTGGTAGAAGCAGACGCCGAACACGTTTGCCCCGTTGCCCGCCGCCGTGCACGCCGCCTGGATCGACTGAATGGTGAGCTTCATCGCCGCGTAGTCGGCGTCCAGCACCGACTGGGCGGCCATCTGCGTCCCCGGCCAGGTGATCGACGGCGAATACGACGCCGGGGCGGTGCTGCCCTGAATGTTCATCTTGAAGCACAGCAGCATGCCCATGCCGAGGTCGAGCGCGGAGCCGACGTCCTCATTGCTGGACTTCCACGCGGCCAGCGACGAGTTGGTGGGGAACGTCCCCGCCGGGGCGAAATAGATCTTCTTGTTGTTGGCGGTGGCCAGGCCCAGGTTCGACCAGTAGGTGGAGTACAGGTTCGTGATCGCGGTGTGGCCGCCGGACCCGGCGAGGGTGGCCCCGGCGACGTGCGTGCCGGTGCCCGACATTTTCAGCCCCGGCGGCAGCGCCCCGGTGGTGTTCCACGACACCGCCCCGGATCCGCCGGTGGAGGTCAGCGCGTACCCGGCGCCCCCCGGGCCGTACGCGCTGCCGACCGTGCCGGCGGGCGGGCTGGTGGAGGTGACGGTCAGCGCGGCCACCGATCTGGCGAACGTGGCCACCCAGCAGGTCCACGCCCCGGACGTGACGGTGCCCCCGGCGGTGACCGCCGCGTTGGAGGTGACCGTCTCATCGAACAGGGTCAGGTGGCCGTTGGATGAGATGTTGACCCCGGCGCCGCCCCACGACAGGGCAGACGGGATGCCGCCCGCCGAGGCGTTGTTTATCCCGGCGATCACCACCTCGTTCGCGGACGACAAGGTGGCGGTCGGCCCGGCTGACGGGTTGCCGGTGGTGCCCTGGTTGGCGACCACCTTGTCCGCTGTCGCGGAGGTGATGCCCGAGCTGGCCCGGACCACGGCCAGCTTGACCCCGGAAACCGAGGATGCGGTGATGGTGATCGTGTCGGTGCCGACGACCAGGGCGTGGGTGGCCTTGGTCGTCCACAGCTCGGAAAACTCGCCGCCGCCGCCGGTGGCCTGCTGCACCTGCCGGGCGTACGTGTGCCCTTGCGAGTCGGTCACCGAGGAGACGGTCTGGGTGCCCCCGGCGTTGGTGCCCCAGCCGACGAAAACCACGTCCCCGACGGCGACGCCCTGCGCGCCGGTCAGCCCGGAGCCGACGGTCAGGGTGATCACTGCGGTGGTGTTCGGGGCGGTGCCCCCGGCGACCGAGTACATCTAGACCAGCCTCCGCGCTTGCAGCCACGACCCGGCCTGCACGGTGGTGGCCTGGGAGTTGGACGACCCTTGCGCCCATTTGAAGTTGGCCGAGCAGGGCGCCCCGGTGGTGGTGATGATCCCCTCAAAGAGCAGTGAGAGCTGGCCGGTGCTGGTGCCAGCGGTCTGCGCGGTGATCGTGTCGGTGTCCGGGTGGTAGGGCGGCAACACCAGGTTGCCGCCGGTGTCCCGGTAGGCGACGTTGTACAGCATCGTGCACCCGGTGCAGTTCCACGTGAATTTCAGGTCGCCCTCGGATGAGCCGGTGCCGCCGATGTAGAACACCTGCCCCTGAAACCACATCGTGCAATTGGACTGAAGGTTGGTCAGTTGCAGCGCCGGGTCCACGCTCATGCTGGTCGTGCTGGACCGGGACGTGTCGGCGGACTTCTGCACCGCGTTGGGGATGCACATTTCCCGCATGTCGGTGATCACCACGCCGCCGGCGGTGATCGACCCCGACCCGGCCGGGATGAGCACCGACGCGAGGGTGATGCACGACGGCTGGGTGGCGGGCAGCGTCCCGGTGTGCGTGGTGTCGGGGATGATGTCGGGCAGGAAGTCGTAGGTCGAGTCGCCGCCGGCGCCGGTGTGCTCCAGCTTGTCCCGCACCCGCAGCACGATCCGGTGCAGGTCCGACCCGGACCCGGGCGCCGACGGGCAGGTGACGCTGCCGCTGGAATCCATCCAGCACATCGACTGGCCGCCGTTGGTGGCGTAGTCGTCGTTGACCATCGCCCGGCCGGACGCCACGTTGACCGCGAACCCGGTGCCCGCGCTGACTTTCAGCCCGGACCCGGCCGACAGCACCCCTTCCACGCCCTGCACGCCGTCGCCGGCGGCCATCAGCGACCGGTTGTGGTTGCGCATCAGGAAACCGGAGTAGGTCAGGTCCGGGTCGCCCGTGGTCGGCTGCTGCCAGACCGGCTGGTAGAACGTCACGGGCGGCCCTTCCTCATGCCATCCACCCGGGCCGGTAGTACAACTGGGCGTAGGCGCCCGCCGACCCGGAGGTGGGGTAGTAGCGGAGCTGGTTGAGTCCCTTGCCGAGCTGCCACCACAGCGTGGTGGCGAAGTTCAGCAGTGTCATCACCGGAGTGACCCCGGTCTGCAAGGCGGTGTGCCGGGCCGAGTCGAGCAGCACGTAATCCCCGGCGGCCAGCACCAGCGCGTCAGTGAATTCGACCGCCAGGCCGGCCGTGTCGTCCGCGAACTTGGGCCCGGTGCACGGCCCGTACAGCAGCGCCGTCCACTGCGACGGGATGTTCCCCGGGTTGACAAGCTGGAATTCCGGCGGCGCGGACGTGGCGGGCATGTGCCACCCGCCGGTCGTGGTGGCGAGCCCGGAGGTGCCCGCCGTCGAGTGGATGCCCGGCCCGGTCGCGGACGACGCGATGCCGGTCAGCGCCGGGATGGTCATCGGCACCCCGGCGGCGACCAGGTCCCCGGCCTGCTCCCACCGGCCGTTGGGCACCACCCACTGGAGCTGCATCGCCAAAGCGGCCGGGTACATGCTGGAATCCAGCGGCGCCGACGCCGCCGAATAGCGCAAGGTGAGCTGCCGGGCAACCCCGGCCCACTCGTCGTCGGTGACGGTCAGGATCGGCCGCTGCGACGGGTGGCAGTAGGACCGGAATTCATCACCCAGCGCGGAGAACGTGCCCGGGGCGGTGAACAGCAGCGACAGCGACGCGGCAGCCGGGCCGAGCGCGGACGTGTTGTCGATCGACCCGTCGCCCAGCACCGTGTCCTCGGTGATTTCCCGCGCCGTGCCCTGCACGTCCAGGGTGGCCGCTTTCACCCCGGCGCGGGGCAGCACCGCCGACGACGTCCCGGTGACCGGGTCGGTGAGCGTGATCCCGGTGATCATCCGAACCCGGCCCGGGGTACCAGGCGGGAAATCTGCTGGGCGACCAGCAGCGGGTCCACCGTCTCGTTGATCACCTGGTTTTCGACGTGCTGGAGGGCGTACGGGCCGCCCGGGTGGCCGGTCAGCGCCGACCGCACCGTCTCCGCCAGGTCAGCGGGCACGATCATCTCCCCCCGGTGCACCACGGCCGGCTCGGTCCTGGGCACCGACCACGCGCCGGTCTTGTAGAACTGCCGGTACGCCCCGGAGTCGTAGGTGGCCCACGCGCCCAGCCCTTGCGACCGGTACTTGGCCAGGGCCATCCGCGCGTTCGTCGTCGGGTTGAACGGGTTACCGGGGAACGGCAGGCCGAGGATCTGCCACAAGCCGGCCGCCCGGCCGTACGCGGTTGACGGGCCGCGTGCCAGCGGGTCGCCGGCGGATTCGGCCAGGCCGATAGCGGCCATCAGCCGCGCCTTGCTCGGCGGCCCGCCGACCGAGTCCCACAGTCTTTCCAGGCCGCCCAGCGTCCACGCGCCCGCCCGGTGGGCGAACCCGCCGCCGCCGGCCTGCGGGTGGAACCCGCCGGGCGGGGTGCCGGTCCACAGCAGCGGCAGGAACCGCAGGTTTTCCAGTTGCGGCCCCATCCCGCCGCCCTGGGAGATGACCTTGCCGCCGAACCCGACGATCGCCACGTGCCCCGGGTCGGCGCCGCCGGCCGGGGAATGGTAGAACGCCAGCCCGCCGGGGGTCGGCGGCCCGTGTTTCACCCACGCGCCCTGCGCCTCGGACGTGCGCGGCGGGAAGATGCCGAACCGCTGGTACATGTTGGACACGAACCCGGAGCAGTCGGCGCCGCCGGGCACCGCCGTGCCGCCCCACACGTACGGCACCTGGCCTAGCCAGCGCATCGCCTCGCGGACGATGGCGAACCCGCCGGCGGCGAGCTGGTGGGCCAGTTTCTCGGTGGCCCGGACCAGCGGCGCGGTGACTGCTGCCATCGCGTCTTCGGCGTTGGCGGTGGACTGGGCGTACCGGGTGGCCACGTACTGCGGCGCGGCGGCCAGGCTGGCGCGGGCGGCCACCGACCCGCCCCGGGCGTAGCCCTGCGGCACGACGATCGACGCCCGGCCGGCGTTGACCGCGTCCATCGCCTTCGACCCGTACTTGTAATGCGACGCGGCCTTGACCATGTACTCGCCGCGTGACGCCCACAGGGGCACGTCGTCAGCGGTGGCCGTGGTGCCGCCGGTGATCGGGCCGCCGCCGGCTTTCATGCCCGGGTGGATGGCCATGCCGCCGGGGGCGAAATTCTGCCCGGCGGCGTGGTACACGGTTTTCATGTCGTGCAGGAACGTCCGCGACCAGCCGCCCGACGCGGTGACCAGGATGTCCACGTGCCGCGACTTGGGGATTTTCTCGATCGCCCCGGTCAGGTCCCACACCAGCTTGGCCGAGGTTTTCGAGTCCACCCCGGCCTGGTGCAAGTCATCAATGAGCCGCCGCCGGGCGTTCTTCGCCTGGTCGGAGTTGACCCCGTTCCGCTGCACCGCCGTGGTGTAGCTGGCCACGTCGGCGCGAGCCTGCGGGGCCTTCACCCCGACCGCGATCAGGTCATTGATGAAGTTGCGCCGCGCGGCCCGCGCGTTGGACATGGCCGTGCCGTTGCCCGACACCGACTTGGCCATGGCGTCCACCAGCCGGGCGGCGGTACGGGCCCTCGTGCCCGAGTCGATGAAATCCTGAATCAAGTTGAGCCGCGCCCGCCGTTTAGCCGCCGCGCTGGTGCCTTCCTTGTCGATCCCGGCGGTGAGCACCCCGACCAGCCGGGTGGCGTCTTTCGCGGACACGCCCTGGCGCTCGAAATCGGTGATGAGCTGCGCCCGGATCGCCTTCGCCTGCGCCGACCGGTCACCGTTATTGATGATCGCCGTCGTGTACTCGTCAATCAGCGTCTTGGCGCCGAGCGTGGACTGGCCCGACTTGGTCAGCGCCACCGCGTACGAATCCTGAAGGGACGCCCCGCCGCGCACCGACCGGCTCAGCCGGTCCAGCACGTCCTGGTACACCTTCGCCTGGTCGGCTGCCCTCGCCTCGGCCTGCCGCGCCCGGCCGAGAGCCTGAATCTCCCCGGCCAGCCCCGGGCCGGCGAACCGGGACGTCGCCGGGCTGATCTGCGGCCCGGCGGTGCCGGTGTGGAACAGCCGCTCGTACGGCGCGAACGAGGTCAGCCAGTTGTTCCGCGACCGGGGGTCGTTGGGGCCGGGCATGCCGAACGGGTTGTCGAACCAGTTCTTCCCCCTCGGCCCAGACGAAATCGACTTGAGCACGGGCGCGACTACCGTGCCGTACAGCAGCAGGCCGCCGCCGACCGGCACGGCCAGGCCCATGGCACCGGAGCCGAGCTTGCCCAGCAGGCCCTTGATCCCGGCACCCCCGGCGGCGCCCTCGGCTGCGGCAGCCGCGTCCTTTTCCGCCGCCCGCTCCGCCGACCCGGCCGCACCGCCGCCCGCGCCGCCGAAACCGCCCCGGGAGGCTTCCAGCATCTTGTCAGCGGCCAGGTTCATCTGCTTGGCCGCGACTTCCATCGTGTCCGCCGACCCGGCCAGGCCCAGGTTGATCTTGCCGCCGGTCAGCAGGGACAGGATCTTGGCGAAGCTGTTCCACCCGGTTTTCATCGACTCAAACACCGGCAGGATCTTCGACCGGGCCGCGCCGATCAGCAGGATGTAGGAGAGCACCTGGACAAGCTGCGGGCTGCCCGACAGCCGCACGGCCAGGGCGAGCAGCGGGTTGGCGATTTCCCACAGCGCCTTGGAGTTGGCCGGCGTGGACGCGGCGGCCAGGTTCCGCACGATGTTGTACAAGATCTTGACCAGGTCGCCCAGCCCTTGCCGCAGCAGCGGCCACTGCTGGCGCCACCGGTCCACCATCGACTGAAACCCGGTGTGCGAGGTGAGGGTCTTGGCCCAGTCGGAAAACCGCTTGGTCAGGTCGGCCAGGCCCATGCTCATCTTGGTGGCGAACGGGGCGAAATCGCGGGCCAGGAAGCCGATGCCGGTGATCACGTGCCCGACCGCGTCACCCAGGTTGACCAGGATCGGGAACACGTACCGCTTGATCGAATCCACCCAGCGGGACAGGCCGCCGCCGTGCACCGAGTCCGCGAACTGGCCCATCAGCACGTTGAACGCGTCAGCGGCCTGGTGCACCAGCGGGGTGATGTCGTGCAGCAGCGGCTTGACCAGGGTCAGCGCCTTGTCCAGCGGCGCGAGCACCGGCGCGGACAGCGACTTGCCCCAGTCGGCGTACGCCGACCGGGCGCCGGTCAGGTCCTTGCTGAATTCCAGCACCGCCGGGCCGGTCTTTTTCATCTCCGCGCGGAGCTGCGCCTGCGCCGTCTTCGACCCGGTGGCCGCCTGCGCCTGGAGCTTCTGGAGCTTGGCAACCTGCGTGATCGCGGGCAGCGCCGCCGCCGCGTACGCGCCGATCCCGGCCGCGCCGATCGTGAACATCGACGCCGCCGCGCCGACCGCCAGGCCCAGCCCGGACATGGCGGTTTCCGCGAACCCGGTGCCCAGGTCGATCGCGGCCAGCGCGGCGGCGAACTTGTTGCGGCGGAAGCTGAACAGGTCCATCGCCTTGCCGGTGCCGGTGATCGTCGTGCCCAGGTCCCGCACCGCGTGATCGGTTTTGGCGACCGCCGACGTGTGCGCCCCGTAGGAGCGGGTGGACCGGTCCACGCTGGCCCGGGTGCGGTCCACCGACCGGCCGACCTGGTCGTTGCTCTTGGCGAACGCCTGGGCGATGCCGCCGCCGAGGGTCAGCCGCTTGTAATACTGGGCCATCGTCTCGTCGGCGCGGCGGATGACGGTGGCCTGCGCGTCCATCGCCTTGGCGTTGCGGTCGGCCGCCCGCGTCGCGCCGTCCATCTGCCGGGCGACCTTGTCGAAATTGCCGCCGCCGTGCTCGACCACGTCGAGGACGAACCGGATGATGTTGGTCGGCACGCTAGGCCAGCTTCGCCTGCGTGTCGTTGACCGCCCGCTGGAGCGCGTCGGTCAGTTGCCGCTGCCGGTCCATGATGGGCTGCTCAAACCAGAACGGGCGGGACATCTCGTGTACCCACGTCCAGTTGCCCTCGTGCACCAGCGGGCGCTTGGATGCGCGGATGCCGATGTACCGGGCGGCGCGGGACGGGCGCAGCCGGAACCGGGGGCCCTGCGGGAACACCGGATGCGACCAGCCTTTCGGGGAGTCCATGTGCCGGGGCAGGCTTGCCTTGCCCGGCGGCATGCGCCGGCCGTCGCTGACGATGCTCACCGTGATGCCGCTCCTGGTGATGCGGGTTTCGACGCGGATCGTGGCCGCCACTTGCGCCCGCAGCCCTTCCTGGTATTTCTCGGCGGGCAGCGCTAGCGCGGACCGCTGCACCGCATCAGCGGCGTCGCCCGCAGCCGAGCGGAATCGCCTGCGCAGGTCGCGTTTCAGTTCCGGGTCGGCGGTGCGCAGCCGGGCAGCGAGTATCTTCAGTTCCGCCGGGCCGGTGCCGGTCAAGCGAACCTCGGCCACGGGGCCTCCGTATACTGGGCTGCGGAGAGGAAGTGATGACAATGGCCACCGAGAACACCCGGCCGCGCCCGTGGTGGCGCCGCCCGTCAGTGTGGGTGCGGATCGCCCTGGTGCCGGTGATCGTGCTGCTGCTGGCGCTGATCTTGTCCCACGTCGGTAGCTAGGACGAAAGCGCGGCAGGCGGCGGCTTGCCCGGCGGTTTCGGCCCGGACGCCTCGGCCGCTTCCTCCGCCCGGATCTGGTAGAACTCCGCCCACTCGGCCAGCTCGCGTGAGCTGACCGTCGCCAGCAGAGTGGCGACGGTCATGCCCAGCTTCTCGGCTAGCTCGAAGTAGAATCGCCGTTCATCGCCGGGGTCGCGGAGCCTTCCCCCATCAGCTTCACCTCGTCCTCGGACATGCCGGACAGGCGCATCGCCACGTCCTCGCACCGGGACAGGGCGGCAGCGGATTTCTTCCCCAGCTCCCACACCTGATCGACGGTGAACATGGGCTGGGCCTCATCGGGGTCGGTGCTGTTGACGATGCACAGCACCAGCAGGCGGGCCATCGCGTTGCGGATGTTCGCGCGGGCCTGCGCGCCGCCGCGCCCGGCGCGCAGGTCGGCCAGGGAGGCGTAATAGTCGTCGCGGCCGAGCCCGTCCAGGCCCCGGATCGCCACCTCGCCTCCCCATTCCGGGACAGAGACGACTTCGATCTTGCGGTCGTCGGCCTTGAGGATTGCCTCAGCAGTGAGCAGCGCCATCGAGTGAACCTCCGGTCAGGGAACAGCCACGTCTTCGGCGGGGATCCGCGTGGCGACGTAGGTGAATGAGATGACCACCGGCGTGGTGAGCGTGGTGGCCTTCGCCGCCGCCGCGACCGTGACGGGGAACACGTCCATCTTGCGGCCGGTGACGTCGCCGCCCATGAATTTGACGATGTACCCGGTCGAGTTGCGGGGCATCAGCGTCCGCGCGTCGCTGGTGGCCTGGTCGGCGTACATGTCGAGGGTGGTGTTGTTGGCCGCGACCGTGCCCGCGATCTGCGACACGAACGTGGACACCAGGTCCGGGGCCGCGATCGGGGTTGCGGTGACGTCCCAGTCGCCCATCGCGGCGATCTGCGGCGACAGGTCGGTGCCCGCGTTCAGCTCGGCCCGGGTCGGGGAGGTGTAGGTGGCGATCGACACCACCCAGTAGAACTTGACCGTGCCCTCGGGGATGTACCGGGTGGACAGGCCGATCGGCGTCGCAACCACTTCTAGTCCTCGCTCTCTTGCTTGGCGGCCTTAGCGCCGCGCCTGCTGCTGTGCTGCTTGGCCACGTCCGCGCGGGACACGGCCTCGGGCGTGCCCACTCCGGCTTCCGGTTTGGGCCCTTCGTCGGGGGCCAGCGGGCGCCACCCGGCGCGGTAGTGGTGCACCAGCGACGACCGGGGTACCTCGGTGACGCTGTCCGGGCCGAGGGCGGGATTGATGATCAGCGCGGTGGTGGTGTCCGGCTCGGGCTCTGGCTCGCTCATCCGGGGCTCTCCCTAGTTGGTGTTGATGCAGGCAACCGACACTGAGGTGACGGAAGACAGGCCGAACGTGGCCAGGCCGCCGATGGTGGGGTCGGCGTACCGTTGCGGGCGCAGCGGGATCACCTCGTCCGCGCCGGCGGCGACGCTGATCGTCAGGGGGGTGGTCTGCACGATCCCGTCCAGGGTGATCGCGGACGGAATGGTCATGTTGACCGTGACCGGCGAGCCGCCGCCGTTCTTGACCAGCAGGCCCAGGCCGGAGCCGGTAGGCGCCGTGTTGGCGGTCGTGGCCAGCGGCGTGGCCGACCCGCTGGTGGTGTAGACCACCGCCGCGCCGGCGGGGGGAAATGACTGAGCGGTGAGCGCGGCTCCCATGCCGGTGCCTCCAGATGTAGATACGGACGGCTGCCGGGCAGCCCCGGCACCGGTCGCCAGTCCCGCCGGGGCGTTTGTGCCCAGCGGGGTTACTTCAAGATCGGTCCAGTAGACCTGGCTCTGATTCGTGCCCGCGCCGACCGCCGCGTACAGCACCGGGTTTTGCACGGTGCCGCCGCCGTTCTGCCCGAATGGCGGCTGGGCGTGCGCGATCGTCGTGCCGCCGGTCGAAAACGGCGGCGTGTCCGACGCTGACCCGCCGTACACGTACCCGGATGCGGCGTGCGGCCAGTCCGGGGCGGAGATAGGCCCGTTGGTGATGCCGCCGGACCCGGCGCCGGTGAAGGTCTGCGCCCAGTAGTCGGTGACGGAGTCTTTCGGATTCCAGTTGGCGTCGCTGGTGCCGTTGGCGTTGAACACGGTCACCCGGTAGGACCCGGCGGGCAGCGTGGTGCCGCCGGCGAATGCGGTCTTGGCCCACACGCCCAGCTCGCCCGTGCCGGCGGTGCCGTTGGCGAACGGGGTGCCGTCGGCGTTCAGCCACGACGGGGAGGTGATCGACGCCACGATCGTGCCGGACAGGTTCCACACGTCGGCGCGGGTGGCCTTGGTGGTCGCCGCAGCGGGGACGAAATACCAGGCGTAGTTGAGGGTGCACGTCTGGGCCAGGTGCACCTCGTCGCCCACCGTGTAGTTGAACGCGGCGTCGCCGCTGGTATTGCTGTTGGCATCGGACTTGTTCGGCCACAGCCGGTAGGACCCGGAGTAGCCAGCCGGGGCGGTGTCGCTGATCTGCGCGTCCACCCACAGGTTCGACCCGCCGTCGCCCGACCCGTCCGGGGTGACCGGCATCACCAGGGCGGGGTCCGTCCCGGCGGTGGAAAACACGCCCTGGTGCAGCGAATACGGGGCGATCTTGGACCCGGTGGTGCCCGAGTAGGCGAACAGCGGCCCGGCGGTGATCCCGGCCGCGTACAGGTCGCCCGAGTTGAACTGGGAAAACGTGTCAGGGAACGCGCCGTTCAGGCCGATCGCGGGAATGTAGGCGGACCCGTTGAATGACGCGTTGCTGTCCAGCGACGGGGCGAGCTGCACCGGTGTGGGCAGCGGTATGAAATTCCACTGCCCGGCGGTGAGCGTGCCCGACGTGACGACCGACCCGGGGACGACGTGCCCGTTCGCGGCGTAGGTGACCGACCAGAGGGCGCATTTGACCGGGCTGGTGGACTGCCCGGACGGGCACACCCACTGGTAGTAGCCGTTGAACCAGTTGCCGCCGCCTTTGACCGCGATCACGACCCCGGCGATGAAATTGCCGCTGTAGGCGACGGGGGTGGACGGGCCGCTGGTGGAGGGGAACAGCCGGTAGGTCGTCAAGCGGCGCTCCCTGTAGGGTGGGCAGTCCGGGCGGGATGGGCTGGCTGGCCTGCGCGATGCCGAGCAGCCGGATCAGGCGGGCGGTGTGAAACCGCGAGCCGGGCTGGCCACCACACGGTTTGCCTGCTGCCGCCCGCCCGGGGCCGGCGCGGGGCCGGCGGGGCGGAGGGTATCGTGCGCCAATCACCCGGCGCTCAGGCCGGTGCCAGCCAGGCGCGGCCGAGAATGGAACAACGGGGCAGGAGGTTGGTTCTCACAGCCCCGCGCCGCTTATTGCATGAACGCGTCCACGTTGACGTCGAACCGGAGCCGCTGGCTGATGCCGCCGGTGGTCTGGTCTTCCCGCAGCGCCCACGACGCCACGGACAGGTTCAGCGCGTCCCCGGCCAGGTTGGAATTGGCGTTGACCAGGGCGGTGCACGCGGCCAGGATGACGAACGCCCGCTCGGCTGCGGGCTGCGGGCCGCCGTCGCCCTGGAGGACGGCGACCGCGCAGTGGATGGTGTAGTTCTCCCGGTAGGAGGGCATCAGCCCTTCCTGGGCGGTGGTGTTTTCCACGGCGGCGTCTTCCAACGGCCCGGTCAGCCCGACCGAGATAACCTCCCGCGCCTCGCTGTTGGTCGGCTGCGGCCCGTACCGCACGTCCGACGGGTCGTTCAGCGGCACCGTGGAAAACCAGGCCACCAGGCTGGCCATCACCTGCGGGCAGGTCGAGATCCCGGGCATCAGATGCTCGGCACCATGTCTTCCTCGACCAGCTCCAGCACCCGCCGGGGCACGGTGAACGACCACCCGGACGTGGCGGTGAACACTTCCTCGCCCTGGAGCAGCGCGGGCGGCATGGACCCGCGCTGGGTTTCCCACAGGTGCCGGATCTGCTCCAGGCACGCCTGGATGTGCCGTTCGGCGTACACCGCCCGGCCGCACGTGTAGGTCACGTCCCACGGCCCCCAGAAAAACGGGAACAGCCCCGGCTGGTAGACCGTGCCCGCGTCGGCGTCGGCCGCGACCGTGGGCGGCGTCCACACCGGCCCGGACGGCAGCACCGACGCCACCTGCACGATCGACATGATCGGCCGGTGCGGCAGCACCAGCTCCCACACCGTCTGCCCGGTGCGGGCGTCCACCGGGTCGGTGAACTGCCGTGGCACGCACGTGCCCACCTTGGCCTCCACCAGCTCGGTGGCGGCCATCTTGTACCGGGCCAGCTCATCATCGGAGGCTGTGCTGGTCATGTTGAGGTGCTGGTGCACGTCGGAGGTGGACACCATCGAGATGAAGTTGCGGACGTTCTCGTATTCGGGCGGCGGCGCGGTCCCGGGCCCTTGGGTGACCCACGCGAACCGGTGCGCGCCGGGCTGGGTGAGCAGGTAGTCGTAGGACGCGGTCCAGTCGGTGCCGTCCTGCTCCCAAGTCCAGGGGCCGTTGAGGGTTTGCACCTGCTGGTCGGGGGTGGTGACGGTGAGCGTCGCTGTTGACGGGGCGCTGGTGATGCCGTGCACGGTCACGCTGGTTTCGTACACCTGCCCGGGGCACAGCACTTCAGGGCCTCCCGCTGGTTGTGGTGGTCACGGTACCGGAGCCGGCGGTGGTGGCGGCCGGTACCCGGCTGGCCGTTGCTGCGGCGGTGGCGGCGGCGCCGCCCTGGCTGGCCAGCGCGGCGGACGCCTGGACGGTGGCGGCCGAGGCGAGCCGTGACGCCTGGGTGCTGGTACCGAACGACGGCGGGATGGCCGTGTGCACCCCGGCGTCCGGCGCGGTGCCGGTCGCGGCGGCCCGCCCCGCCGTGACTGTGACGGCGAACCCGGGCACCGGGGCCGCGCCGGACGCGGTGGCGAGCCCGGCGGTGAAAGCGGTGCCGCGCTGCCCGATGGCTGGCTGCGCGGCACCGGTCCCGGTGGCCAGGCCGGCGGTGGCGGTGCGGGCGGGGGTGCCCGCAGCCGGGAGGGCCTGCCCGCTGGCCGTGGCGAGCCCCGCCGTGGCGGTGACCGCGAACCCCGGCGGGAGGGCCTGCCCGGTGCCGGTCGCCGGTTGCGCGGGTGCGCTGGCCGCAGCACCGCCGACCGCAGCGGGCGCGGCACCGGTCCCGGTAGCCAGGCCGGCCTGGACGGTGACGGCGAAGCTGGGGGTTAGCGGCTGGGCGGCGGCCGACGCGAGCTGGGCGTTGGCTCCGCCGGTGACCGCAGCCGACACCGGGTCGGAAACACCCTGCCCGGTGGCCAGTCCCGCGCTGGCGGTCTGCGCGGGCGACGCCTGCTGCGCCAGCCCGGCCGCCGTGGCGAGCCCCGCCTGGACGGTGATCGCGGCCGAGGGCGGCTGCGCCGTGCCGGCGCCTTGCGCGAGCCCGGCAGACGCGCCCCCGGACAGGCTGCCCGACGGGTTGCGCGCCTGCCCGGTGCCGCCGGCCAGCCCAGCCGGGACAGTGAGCTGGATACTGCCCGGCTGGGCGGACCCGCTGCCCGATGCTAGACCCGCGCCGCCGCCCGTCCCGGCCTGGGCCGGCTGTCCGCTGCCCGCCGCAGAAGCGGCCCCGGCCGGGACGGTGAGCGCCGCTGCCGCGCCGGGCGCCTGCCCGGTGCCCGTCGCCGCCCCGGCGGGCGCGCTGACGCTGGAGACGGTCCCTACGGACGCCTGGAGGGCCGCCCCGCCGCCGCTGGCGAGCCCGGCTTGGACGGTCAGCGCGGCCTGGGCAGTTTGTGCCGTCCCGGCCGCCGCGCTAGTAGCGGCCGGGACGGTGACCGTAACGCCCGCGCCCAGCCCGGTCCCTGCCCCGGTGGCGGCCTGCGCGGGGGCGTTGGCGGACGACGAGGTGGTGACCGTGGCGGCCAGCGCCCCGCCTGCCCCGGTGGCGAGCCCGGCCGGGACGGTGAGCTGCGCGGCCGGCTGGAGCCCGGCGCCAGCGGCCTGCGCGAGCCCGGCGCCCCGGCCCGTGCCCGGTGCCTGCGCTGCCCCGGTCGCGGCGGCGAGCCCGGCGGTGACGCCTAGCGCGGCAGTAGCCGGCGGCGCTGTGCCGGCGGCCTGCGCGAGCCCGGCGTCTGCGCCCGTCCCGGCTTGCGCCGCCGGGGCGGTGCCCTGCCCGGTGGCTGCTGCCGCATTGCCCCCGGTGCCGCCCTGAGCGGCCAGCCCGGCACCTGTGCCCTGCGCGAGCCCGGCACCGCGCCCGCCGCCCGGCTGGAATGCCGCGCCGGTTCCGGCGGCCAGCCCGGCATTGGCCTGAACTTGCGCCCCGGCCGACTGCCCCGCACCCGTGCCCGTGGCGGCCAGCGCGGGGACGCCGAGCCCGGCCTGCGCCTGGAGTCCCGCACCCGTGCCCGTGGCCGCCCCGGCTGGAGCACTGGCCGACGACGACGTGGTAACCGTCGCGCCGAGTCCCGCACCCGTCCCGGTGGCCAGCCCAGCGGCTACCTGGATCTGCGCCTGCGCCTGCTGTCCGGTCCCTGCGCCCGTGGCGAGCCCCGCGCCGGCGGTGTCCGCGTTGCCGGGCACGAGCGCGGCGCCTGTCCCGGTGGCGAGCCCGGCCGTGGCGGTGATCTGCGGGCTGCCCGCCGGCAACGACTGCGCAGCGCCGGCCCCGGAGGCGACCCCGGCATTGCCGGCCGCTCCCACGCTGGCCTGCTGGCCGGTGCCCGCGCCCGTGGCAAGTCCCGCCGTGGCGGTGTCCGCGTTCCCCGCAGGCTGGGCCGCGCCAGCGCCCGACGCCAGGCCGGCCGGGATGTTGCTCGCCGCCGACCCAGCCGCCTGCTGCGCCGTCCCTGCGCCGGACGCCAGCCCCGCCGGGGCGGACGCGGCGGGGACCGCGACCTTGAGCGTGTACGCCAGGCCACGCCACGCTGTCGCGGCGGCCAGTGTCAGCCCGGCGGTCTGCGACACCCCCGACGTGCCGGTGCCAAGCTGCTGGTAGGTCAGCGCCACGTACGGGCCCGTGCCGCCCGGCTCATTCGGGCTGCCGTTGGCGTGCGCCATCCCGCTGCTGGGCGTGCCGGGCTGCCCGGCGGACCCCATCACCCAGCCGGCGATCAGCAGGTCGGCGTCCACGGCGGGAGTTACCGTGCAGGAACCGGCGGTGCCGCTGGTCTGGAAGGCGATCGACCCTGACCGGTCGGTTGTCCACGTGCCCGGCACGTCCCACAGCGCCAGGCCGATCTGGGCGCTGATCGCCGTCGTGGTCAGGGTCAGCGTGTCGGACGTGGTCAGCGCGGCGGTGGGTCCGCCGCCGGGGCCGCCGGTGGCGCCGTCGCAGCGGAACGCGACCATCGTCGGGTTGTTGATCGAATACTGCGTGTCCAGGGCGTAGACGTTGCCCTTGGTGTCGGTGCACGCGGTGACGCTGGCCGACGTGTTGTTGACCGTGACGAAAGCCAGCAGCGTGTCCCCAGCGGCGGTGGCGGCGGTGACCGGGTAGACGCGGCTGGTGCCGGTGCCGGTGACCTGCCCGGTTCCGGCCAGGAACGGCACCGTCCCGCCCGCGACCGTGGTCACCGACGGCTGGAGCGCGGCCCCCGCGCCGGTGGCGAGCCCGGCGTTGGCCTGCACCTGCGGGGTCAGCCCGGCCGGGGAAGCAAGCGCCAGCCCGGTGCCGGACGCCAGGCCGGCGGTCGCGACGGCGGCGAACCGGTCCGGGTCCAGCCAGCCCCGGAACGCGTTAGACGCGCCGCCCCGGATCGGCATCGCGCCCCCTACCTAGACGCTGGGCTCATCCCACACGATCCACGGAATCGAGTTGACATTCGCGGGGGCCGTGCACCGGACGCGCAGGAACTTCGACACCGGGACTTTCGGCTGCCGGCCCTCCGGGTACCACACGCCGTACCCGGATTGCGGGTGCACGTGCTGGGCGTCGAAGTTCCGCACCGCCGTGATCGTGCCCTCCACGCTGGCGTTGTACCCGGTCGCGGAGGTGCCGCCGACACACAAGCTAGCCGGGCCCAGGTCGTTGCCCCACGTGTCCGGGGTCAGCGTGGTGACCGTCGCCGCCACGTCGGTCTGCAAAAGCTGGCAGATCACCGGCACCGCCGTGCCGGATGCCCCGTCGAACGACACGCCCCAGCCGAGGATGCGGATGTCGGTGGTGGACGGCGTGGCCACCTGGAGGACCGTTTTCGCGGTCGTGGCGACCAGCGCGACCACGGTCACGCCGAACGGCGCGCTGGTGGCCCGGGGGCTGGCCATGTACTCGGTCACGGCCGGATGCCGTCCACCAGCATCAGCACCGCATCCGACGCCAGCCCGGACGGGAACGCCACCACCCCGCCGCCGGGCAGCCCGGGGGTGCCGATGCCACCCGTGCCGGACACGGCGACCACCTGCACCTGCATGATCCGGGCGAACTGGCCGAGCGCGGCTAGGTCCACCGTGTCGTTGCCGGACACGCCGGCCACTTCAAACAGGGCTTGGCGGCGCGGCCCGTCGCTGAGCCACACCTGCCGCACCTGGCTGGCGTCCAGCTCGGCCATCTGGTCCTCCTATCGGGCGTAACTGCCGCCGGTGCGGGTGTGCCCCGTGCGGGAGGCGAACTGCCGGTGGGCGAGCTGCTGCGGCAGCAGCCCGGCCGCCGCGCCGCCGGTGTCCTGCACCTCCACGGCGATCACCGCATACGGGGCCGAGTTGATCGTCCAGGCCATCGACACCGCCGACCCCGTAGCCGGGGCGGTTTCCCCGGCCGCGTTGCCCGTGCCGTTGCCGCCGCTGGTCATCTTGTTGATGATGAACCGGGATGTCGAAGGGCTGGTGGCCGTCGAGACGCTGTCCCCGCAGGCGATGAACGCGCCGATCAGGTTCCCCGACGTGTTCGCGGCCACTGACACGCTCGGCGTGGTGGACGTGCCCGACCCGGTGACCGGGGTGCCGAACGCCGCCGCGCCGCCGCTGGTGAAGCTCAGCGACCCGCCTTCCATGTCACCGGGGATCGACCCGCCGGAAACGGTGCACGACATGGCGATGGTGCCCGACGCGACCGACAGGATGCCGAACACGGCCAGCAGGCCGGTGGTGGCCCCGGCCGCGTGCACCAGGCCGCCGAGCGCGGTCATCGCCGTGCCGGCGGCGGTGCAGGCCACCGTCCACCCCGCGTCGGAAGGAGCGTCGCATGATATCCCGGCCAGGATCACCCGCCCGGCCGCGCCGGTCGGATGCGTCCAGGCCAGCGTGCGGCTCGACGTCGATGAAGCGCCCGCCGACGACGGGCCCGCCGCGTCGAACGTGACCGGCATCAGCTACCTACCCGTGACACGGGACCGGGGATGATGTCCGCCGCAGGCCGCCGCCCGTAGCAGCAGCGAGCGCCGGGGGCATGCCCGGTCCCGCACCCGGCAGCCTACCGCCAACGCCCGGCACCGCTCACACGGTGATGTTGAAAACTCCCGTGGTCGCGCCCACGGTCGCCCAGATGATCGTGAACGTGCCCGCCGTGACCGACTGCGGGCCGCCGAAATAGTTGTAGCAGATGCCCTGCTTAGCGACCGTCCCGGCGGTGATCGTGTTGTCGTACACCAGGCAGCCGTAGGCGTTGGTGAGGGTGACGTTGCCGCCGCCGGCCAGGTTGGGCGCGTTGAACACCGCCGAGCTGGACCCGGTGTCGATCGACCACGTCCTAGTGCCGAGCGCCCGGCCGCCGGCCACCCAGTTGGTCGCGTCGGTCACCTCATTCGCGCCCGACGCCCACTGGCCCGTGTTGTACCCGGTGGAGGCGACCGCCGCCGTCTTGTCCGGCGTGATCGAGTTGTTCCACAACGCCACGTTGATCACGTCGGTGACGGTCAGCGCGGTGAACCCGGTGGGCGTGGTGCCGTTGTTCACCGCCCGGGTGATCGGGTTGAGCATCGCCTGCTGGAAAATCGCGGACGCGGTCCACGTCATGGCGGGACTCCCTGTCTATACGGTGGGTGCGTGAGTGACGTTGTGCGGGACGCGTGGGCCGCCGCCCACCGGGCCGCCAACCTGCCCGACGGGCCGGTGCAACTGTGGATGACCGTCTGGTCAGATGACGGCCGGGTGCTGGGCGAAGCGCCGATCACGCGGACGCCGTCCTACCTGGCCAAGAGCGGCAGGCTGCACCTGGCCTACGGCGAGGTGACAGTGCAGGTGAAAGCGGCAGGCCGGTACAAGCACGCCTACATCGTCGCGGTCACCGGGTCAGCGTGGCGGCCAGTGGCCCGCGTCCCCCTGGACCCGCCAGGCCAGCAGGTGCAGCCGGGCGTGGTGATGCACGTGCTGGACGGCATGATCGGCATGGACTTCGCCGGCGGCCCGTCCGACCCGTTCCACGGCGGCTAGCGGGGTACGCCGCCGTCACCGGCGGCCAGCCCGGCGCGCACCCCGACGTGCAGCCCGTAATTCGGCGCGGCCATCGGCGCGGGCACGCCGCCGCCCATCCGGGCCAGGCCCGCGTTGACGGCCAGGTCTTCGCCGTCGTCGCGGACGGTGCGGACCGCCATGTACGGCTTGCCGTCGTCGCCGTGGTTCTGCACCTCGCCGTTGAGGTAGTCGGCGCGTTCTTCCGCGACCACCTTGCACGCCACCCCGGCGCGGATCAGCGGCGCGGTCAGCATGTGCAGCCCGGCGCAGGTGTGGAACCGGGACGCCCCCGGCGGCAGCGGCCGGGTCACGTCAGTGACGTCACAGTTCGGGCACTCCCAGCCCTGCCGGGCGTCCAGCAACAGCAGCCGGGTCACCGCTGCGCCCCGTTGCCCGGCAGCCGCACGTCGGGCAGCGGGTGCCCGGCCAGGGTGAGCCCGGTCATCTTGTCCCGGGTGCCGGCCAGGTTGTCGATCCACGCCGACAGCTCGGCCTTGTTCAGCATCACGGTCAGCGTCGCGTTGCCGGCCCGGACGGTGATGATGGCCTGGTCTTCGGTGAGCCCGGTGGACTGGTCGGTGGCGGTGCCCCGCGAGCAGGTCAGGTCGCACAGCACCGGCCCCAGGTACCGGTTGCCCGGGTCCACCGGGGGGATCGGCTGGTTCACGCCCGCCGGCCCCCGCCTTCGTGCCTGCGCCCGCCGGCCCGGTGTTCCGGTTCCGGCTTGGCTTCCGGCTTGGCTTCCGGCTTGGCTTCGGTGGTCTGGGTTTTCGGCTGCCCGGCGCGGCCCCGGGCGGTGGGCAGTTTCACGCTGGTGGCCACGTTTTCCTCCGTCGCCCGGATCCCTTCGGGGGTTTCGTGGGCCTCGTGGCCGCCGGTGCCCTCATCGAATTCGACGTTGGTCGGCTGGTCGGCGGCGGCGTCCACGCCTTCCTGCGCGGACAGCGCCGGGTTGGGCCCGTAGTCCAGGCTGGCGGCCGGGGCCTCGTCGTCGTCACTCATCGTCTGCGCTCCTGATCGCTGTCACTGGTTCATTGAAAACGTCGCCGGGCCGCACCCGGATCACGCCCCAACCGTAGCCGCCGTCCGGGTTGGCGATCACGCTGGACTCAAACCGGGCCGCCAGCTCAGGCCACACCTCGTGCACCCGCGACCGAGGGTCCGCCGACGGGGTGACGTCGTGCAGCAGGATCAGGCCCCGGGCGCGGACCAGCGGCCCGTACATACCCAGATCCGCGAGCACCCCGGCGGGCGAATGGTCACCGTCGATGACCAGCACGTCCACGCCCGCGCCCGGCCGGTCCCACAGCCGGGTCACCAGCCACGCCAGCGACGCCCGGTCATGCGAATCACCGGTCAGCACCTCGGCGCCGCGCGGGTCCAGCGGCAGCCCCGACCCGCCCGACTCGGCGGAATTGTCCGCCGTGGTGATGCCGTACACCCGGCCGCACACCTGCCGCCAGCAGTACAGCGTGCAGCCCCGGTCACAGCCGATCTCCACCACCACCCGGGGCCGCGCCTCGCGCACCAGCGCCAGCGCGGCGGCCAGCTCATCGGCGTCCTGCGACGCGCCGTAGGCCATCGCCTGCCGGATCACCGGATCCGGATGCCAGCCCCACCAGCCCTCAGCCGTCATCACGGGGCCGGGCGATCACGTACGGCGCCTGCCGGTCCCCGGCCAGCCGCGCGATGAACGGCTCCGCGTCATAGCCCAGCTCATCGAGCAGGGCCAGCAGGTCCGCCTGCTCGTAGTAGCCGTAAATCGAGTGGTCTTCGATGAACAGCACCGGGCGGCACTGCCGCAGCATCATCGCCATGCCCCGCAGCGCGTGCAGGTCGGCGCCTTCGACGTCGAGTTTGAACAGGTCGATCTGGTTGGTGTCGTCGTCCAAGATGGCGTCCAGCGGCCACGCCTCCACCTGCCACGCCTTGAGCGGCAGCTCGGCCACCGGCGCGTCGGTGTCAATGACCCGGGTCGAGCCGCCGGTGACTTTCAGGTTCTCGTCGGCCATCGCCAGCCGGGCATGCGAATCCCACGCGGCGCATTCGATCACCGTCACCTTGTCGTCCAGCCCGTTCAGCGTCACGTGGTAGCGCAGCGCCGCAGCGGTATCCGGGTGCGCCTCCACCGCGATCACCCGGCTGGCCTTCCCGGCGAGCCTAAGCGCCCACCGGCCCACGTGCGCGCCCACGTCCAGCAGCACCCCGCCCTCGGGCAGCAGCCCGGACAGCACCGGCTCCAGCGCGTCCTCGTGCGCCACCGAAATCCAGTCGTCGGTGTGCTGCCCCCGGGCCAGCCACCGCAGCCCGTCCACCTCGCGGGTGGGCAGCGGCACGCTTCCGCCGTTGCCCGGCGGCCGGATCCGGGCCGCCCCGGCAAGCTGCTCCAGCATCTCGACAGCCGGCTTCCAATAGGTGGCCGCGACCAGGTCCGCGTCATAGGATTCCGCGAACTGGCGGCACCGCGACCGCAGCGACACCGACCCCCGGGCCCGCCACGCGTTCTCCAGCGCCGCAGCCAGGCCGCCGATCGACGGGCACGCCCAGTTGGCCTGATCACGCCAGAACCAGTACGGCTGGCACGACACCCGCCAGCCGACCGTTTTCGGGCACAGCTCCGTCTGCGCCGAGTTGTCCCCGACGATGACCGGCACCCCGCAGGCAAGCGCCTGGAGGATCGCCAGGCCGAACCCCTCACCCCACGACGGGTTGGCCAGCACGTCCGCGCAGCCGGTCAGCTTCGCCACGTACGACGCCGGGTACAGGCCGCACACCTGCGCGTAATCCTCGGAAAAGATCACCGAGTCGCCTATGCCCAGGTCCGCGATGATCGGCCGCATGTCCAGCCCCCACTGATCCGGGGTCGCGGCCAGCGTGTGGCACACCAGCACCGCGTCCGGATGCCGCTCGCGGAACCGGGCGAACCCGTGGAACAGCTCACCCCAGCCCTTGCGCGGCGGGTCGGTGCCCTTGTTCGCGCCCACGGCGGCGACCACGAACGCGCCCGGCGGGATGTTCAGCTCGGCCCGCGCCCGCGCCCGCTCATCATCAGACAGCGGCCGGAAAACCCCGGTGTCCACGCCGTGCGGCACGTACAGCGGGCTGAGCCCGGCCGCACGCATCGCCTTGACGCCGTGCTGGGAGTAGGACATGGGCACTGCCTCGGTCAGCGCGTAGAACGCCCGGTCCGGGGCGGACATCTTGTCCGAGTGCACCGGCGACCAGCACGCGGTGGCCAGGCCGTGCACCGTCTCCGGGGGAATCGCCCACGCGTCATAGTGGACGATCACCAGCCCCGGGTCACGGCCGAAGAAATGCCGGGCGTGCTGCGGCAGCACGTCCGCGCTGTAGGCGGTCAGCCCGGCGGGCAGCAGCGGCATGTCCTCCCAGGTGGACGGGAACCCGGTGATCGCGGTCATGCATGAGATGGCCACCTCGTGGCCCATGTCGCGGATCCGGGGGGTGAACAGGGCCGTCTGCACGCCGTAGCCGGTGTTGGACAGCGGCGCGGGCCCGTTGCTGTGCCACAAGATTTTCAAGGGCAGGTCACCTCCTTGCGGGCAGGCTCCGCGCGCCGGGCCTGCCCGCAGTGAGTGTCAGGTATCGGGATATTGGGTGGGCGGCACCCCGGAGGGCCAGGAGTGCCGCCCGCAGCCGCGCCCGGCCAGGGCACCCCCGGGCCGGCCCGGGGTGAAAGCCGGCGGGGGGAAGCGGGCGCGGGCAGCTCAGTAGCCGCCGTCGTCGGAATAGGGCAGCGGGTCGGGGGTGTCGTTGGACGGGGCGCTGGTCACGTCCGCGTCCGGGCCGCCGTTGTCCACCGCGTCCCCGGCCGCCTGGTCGGCCTGGTCGCGGCCCGACTGCGCCGCGTTGATCAGCACCACCACGTGCGGGGTGCGCTCGGTGCCCACCATGTCCAGGTGCGAGCTGTCAGCCAACAGGCTCACCTTCGTTCCGTTCCGCCGGCGGCGGCTGAGGGGATCGTTTCTCGGGCGGCACGGTGTCCGGGTTGGTGGCCGTGCCGGGGATGTTCGGCACCGGCCCGTCCGGGTCAGGCGGGCGGGCCGGTGCCGCAGGGGAACTCATCTACGCGGTGCCGCCGGTTGCCCACCGGAACGCGTTCGGCGTGGCCACGCCACTGCCGGTCCGCCAGTAGTAGAACCAGCCTTGGTTGCCGGATGGCATGTTGGCGGTGCCCGCGTTCTTGATCAGCGGGTCGAACAGCATCGTGCTCCCGATCCGGTCAACCACATAGAACTTCGACCAGTCCCCGAACACCGCCGACGCGGCGGCCAGCGCCGTGCCCGTCCCCGGGGTCTGGGTCAGGCTGGGCGACTCGCGGATCTGCTTCTCCATCAGGGCAGGCGGAGTGCCCTGCCCCAAGTTGACCCAGAAACCCGCGCCTCCGTACTGGTCGAGGGTGCGGATCCGGTTGATGTTGGTGATCGTCGCCACCCAGCCCACCGACGGCGACATGCGGAACCGGGGGCCGAGCGCGGAGTTGAGCGCCATCAGGTCACCCAGGCCGCCGCCGTTGACCCCGGCGGTGCCGAACGTGAACGCGGCCAGGCCCGACCCGCCGGCCAGGACCCGCTGCGCGGTGCCGAGCGCGTTGAGGACGCCCAACGGCTGGCCGGAGTTGCCGGTGCCGCCGGTGCCCCGCGCGAACGCCGCTTCCTCCAGAATGTCCTTGGAGTCCGCGAGCAGCCGGGGAAGCTGGTCCGCGAAATTCGTGTCACCCACCGACTCGAATGAGCCGATCACCCACGCGGCGGCCTTCTTGACGAACACCTGGATCTGCCCGGTGCCGGGCGTGTTGTCGGACGCGGTGCCGCCCTCATCGAGCCAGCCCATGTTGACGCCGGCCGAGTTGACGCCCTGCCACGCGTTCGACGTCGTGGTCTTGATTTCCGCCATTGCGCGGTAGGGATTAACAGACCCGTCGCTCGTGATCACGATAGTCGGGTCAAGCACGTACGGTAGCAGATAGCCACCTGATGCTGTACCGAGAGTGAGCGACCGCTGGGCCATTCTCAGGCCGTCGCCTTGCGGGTCGTTGACGTAGGCGCGGAACGCCTCCACGTACTCGTCGTGGCCGGTGAGCAGCGCATGCCGGGCGATCATCGGATCCCCCGCGCACTTGCGGGTGGCTTCCTCGGCCCGCTCGGGCAGCAGCATGCCCCGCTTGTTGTGCATCTCGATGACGTTCATCGACCGGGCCACCATGTCGCTGCCCCGGACCAGGCCGTCCCGCACCTTGTCCAGTTCCGCGAACGGGTCCAGGCGGGACATGAACTCGGGCGTGCCGCCGCCCTGCCACCGCTGTGCCGTGGCCGCCGCCGGGGCGTCGTAGCCGCCGTCGATGCTGTCCCGGTTGGCCGGGTCGCCGGCTGCCCGCTGGATCAGCTTGATCTTCTCCATCCGGGCGATCACCGGCTCTTTGAGCCGCTCCAGGGCCTCATATTCGTCTATGAGGGTGTCGCGGATGTTGCCGTCGCCTTCCTCGGTGACGGTCGGGTCGGCGTCCATCGACGCCAGCTCGTTGCGGATCGCGGACTGGCGGTCCAGCATTTCCTGCAAACGCATTACCGTCTGCCTTTCTCCCGCCTATTCGGGCAGGCTGATGCCGTGCTGCTCCAGCAGCTCGCGGGTGCGAAGCTGGTACAGCCGGTTACCGGTGGACCGGGACGCGAGCCCGTCTTCGGGCGGACCGCCAGTGCCGTCACCTTCCTCGTCGGTGAGAGCCGTCGCGTCGTCGGGTGTTTCCCCCAGCAGGTCCGATTCCAACTGGTCCCAGTTGTCGTCGTCGGTGACCGTGCCGGGAAGCTGCATGCGGACGCCCATCACCTCGGCGCCCGAGTAGGCCGCGAACGGGGTCAGCCCGTACTCGCGCAGGCCGAGGGCCAGCCTGCGCACCCGCTGGAGCATCCCGCCGACCCGGCCGTACCGCTTGCCCGGCATGAGCTGCGGGTCGGACCGGACGATGCCGCCGGTGAACGACTGCGACCGCAGCGCGCCCATGTTCACCAGCTCCAGCAGTTCCTCGCCCAGCGGGGTGGCCGCGTACTCGGTCCTGGTGACCAGGCCCTTATCGGCGGACTCGATGTGCACCGGGACGCCGGCGGGCAGGCTGAACCGCTCGGCCGGGGTGCCGTGCACGGTCATCCCGTGGTTGTACAGGCAGGTGGTATTCCAGTAGCCGCCGTTGCGGTCGGGGTGGATTGAGCGGAGCACGTCGCGGAACGCGCCCGGGTCGATTTCCTCGGTGTAGTGCCCTTCGCCGTCGCGGATTTCCGCCTCGGTGTTGTACACCGCCGCGTACGCTTCGACCACCCGCCCGGACCCGTACTCGCGGCCCTCGTCGGCGCGCATGATCCGGCATTCCTCCAGCGGCCAGAACCGGAAAATCTCCCCGAACTGGCCCCGGCTGGCCGCCGGGACCGCCTTGTTCGCTCCCACTTGCACTCCCATCTTTTGCGCGGCGGCCTTGATCTTGGCGAACGCCTGCTTTTTCTCGTCCGGGCTCAGGTCCGACTGGGGCAGCCGGGATAGCGCGTTGGCGACGTGCGCCTTGTCGTGAATGGGCAGGTGCCGGAGCGAACGCGGTGTCGTCTTCCCTTCGGCATCCTTTTTCCCGCCTGGGCTGATCAGCGCGAACGCCGAGTCGGGAAGGTCGTTGATGCTGGACGTCGCCAGTGCGGCCCGTGACAGGCCGTCCTGCTCGGTGCCGCTGCTGGTCACTGAGGTTCGCCTCGCTCCATGTTTGGTTCGTGCCTTGAGGGCTTCCCATTCGGCTATCGCCCGGCCTGCTGCCGCCTGCACCACGGCGCTGACGCTGTGGCCCTTGCCGTCGTGCCCGGCGGCCCAGTTCTTCACGATCCCCACGGCCATCTCGATGCCGCGTGACTCCCCGAACTTGACCACCAGGTGCTTGGCCACGTTCTGGATGTAGGCGGGAAGCTGCCAGGTGGGGTGCTTCCACAGGCCGGGGCCGCCGGGCCGGCCAATCGGGTGGTGCACGGTGGACGCGGTCGCCGTCTCCGCCGTCCGGGCCAGCTCAGGATCCGGCCAGCCGTACGCCTGATAGCCGGCGATCAGCGTGTCCGCCTCGGCCAGCGCGAGCGGGTCCACGTCAGCCGCCCAGCCGCAGCCGGCGTATGCCCGCTGCCGCTGCCCGGTCCAGTTCGGCGGGGCGGGACCGGACCCCGGCGGCGTACCCGGAAAACTGGGCCGGCTCGCCCATGCCGGTCACATCCGCGCCCAGCACCCCCTTGCCCGGCCGGTAGCCGAGCCCGGCCAGGCCCTTGCGCGCCTTCTCCCACGCGGGAACCGCCGGCAGCCGGGGCATCGACATGGCCGTCTTCGGCACCCGGTCCAGCGACGCCCTGATGTCCCGCAGCTCCGGGCCGTGGCCGCCTTCGTTGTTCACCTGGTCCTGGTAGATCGCGCCGTCCATGTGCCGCCGGGCCGCGTCCAGGTCCCGGCGGACCATCGCGTGCAGTGCCTCGCGGACCAGCCGGGCCGTGTCCCGGCCGTTGCCTTCCTCATCGAGCGTGCCGGCCATCGCCTCCATCGCCCGCGCGTGCCCGGCGCCGCCCGCCTTGCCCTCAAACCCGAACGGCACCATCGCGTGGCCGCCGCGTGTCCACCGGCCGCCGCCCCGGCCGCCGGGGATGCGGGCCTCACGCGGGTTGAACGCCCGCGCCGCCAGCGGCACCTCCACCGGCCGGGCCGCCGGGACGCGCTGCCCGGCCAGGGCCCGCTCCCGCGCCTTGGCCGCGTGCACGGCTTGCAGGTGCGCGGCGAACCGGGCGTGGTCGTCCTCGTGCGCCTGCCGCAGCGCCGCCACGTCCGCTGCGCCTAGGTCCAGGCCGCCAGTCCCGCCGTGCTCGCCGTGCAAGTGGGCCAGGACGCCGCCCCGGTCGCGGCCCGGGTCGTGCGCGGCGTGCGGCACCGCGCCCTCGGGGAACGCGGCCAGCTCGGCGGCGTGGCCGACCCCGGCCGCGCCGGCGACCGCCTGGCCGATGCGCCGCCACCGGCCGCCGCCCGTCCCGTGCGGCACCCGTGCCTCACGCGGGTTGAACCGGGCCGTCAGGCCGAGCGCGGCCATCTGCTCGGCCACCCAGTCGTCGGGCATGGCAGGCTCCCGCCTTTCAACAGGTTGTTGAACTCAGAACGCGGCTGTGACAGCGTCGGCTAGGACCCGGCGCCACGCCCGCGCAGGCCGTCAGCGGCGGCGTCTACGAGGTCTGCGGCGATCTGCGCCGCGTCCTGCCCGGCGGACCCGGTCAGCTTCGCCACCAGCGGGGTGATCGCCGCGATGGCCTTAGCCCGGGGGGCGGACGCGGGGCTGGGTGCCGGCTTGGCCGATGGTGCCACTGGTCTTCCTCCGGTGTGCGGCCTGATGGTGCAGGAACGTGATCAGCTCCGAGCCGATCAGCGGGCCGACGGCCACCCCGGCAGCGGCCATCGGCGGCACCGCCGCCCCGGCCGTGGCCAGGATCAGCGCGCCCACCGCGACCAGGCCCAGCACGGCGGCTATCGCGCGGACCAGCTCGTGCCGGTGCTCGTCTTTCGCCGCGCCTTCCTCGTGTATCTTCTGCGCCGTTTCGATCATGCGGGATTCTTCGTGCCGCATCTGGTTGAGCGCCGTCTGCATCCGCATGCTGTCCTCGCGGCGCAGCGTCTTCGACTGGTCGTCCAGCCGGGCCCGCAGCTCAGCCACCTGGCTGACCAGCGCCCGCACCGTGGCCGCGTCCACCGCGCCGCCGCCGGCCAGTTCCGCCGCGTGCGGCGCCTCGCTCGCCGGCACCAGCGACTTCGTCCACTCGCCGCCGTGCGGGCCGTGCGGCACCCGCAGCTCGCGGGCCACGTCCGCGCGCACCAGCACCTCGCCGGCGTCCCAGTCCAGGCCCCTGGTCACGATCCCTCCTGCGGCCGGGGGATACCCGGCGTGGTGTCGGCAAACCGGGCCGCCGGGTCGGCGGTGATCAGTAGGTAACCGTTGTCCCACCCGCTGAGCGCGGCCAGCACTGCGGCCTGCCCGCTGGCTGTCCCCGCGATCTGCCCGGCCATCACCCCGTACGGGCTGTCAGCGGCCACCTGGCCGCCGGTGACGGTGACCCGGCCCAGCCGGGCCCCGGTCGCGGTGTCATACACGTACAGGTCGGTCATCAGCCGGCCCCCGGTGCCTGCGCGGCTTCCTCGCGGAAGTCGGCCAGGTTTTTCAGCACGATCCGCAGCCAGTCCTCGTGCCCGCGTGCCTTGAATGCGGGGGCGAGGGCTTCCAGCCGGGCACCGATCTGGTCGAGCTGGGCGGGGGTGAAATGCCCGGGGTGCATGCGGGTGAGGGAGAGCATGAACGGGGACCTGCCGGGCATGCCGCCTTTGGCGCCGAACGTGGTGGAGTGGTCGATCGGCACCGGCTGGTCGCCGTCGATCATCCAGTTGCCCCAGTGCCGGTCCTGGTTTTCGGTGAGCAGGTCGAGCAGGCCGATCCGCAGGCCCCGGTCGCCGGCGAACAGCGGGTCGGTGTCCCAGTGGTCGTGCGGGTCGGTGGCCACCTGCTCGGGGTGCAGCTTGGCCTTGGCGGTGACCGCCGGGCTGCCCGCCGCGAAGCCGAGCCACATTTCCTTCGCCCCGGTGCGCAGCACGCCCGGGGCGTGGGTGCCGCCGATCGCGTCCGCGACCAGGCCGGCCAATTCCTCGTGGTCGAATTCGACCGGGGCCATGCCGGTTTTGTGGACAGCCTTGGCGCCGTCCCCGAACGTGGCGATCGTCGTCGTGCCCTGCATGCCCTTGACCGCCGGCTCTTTTTCCGACCGGACCCCCGAGGCGAGGTGCACGGCGACCTGCCGGGCGCCCCCGGTCACCGGCGCCCCGGGCAGCGCCTTGACGTGGTAGGGCAGCGACGCGGTGGCGGCTTCGCCGGCGGACAGGCCGCGTGTCCACCGGCCGCCGCCAGCCCCGTGCGGGATGCGCAGCTCACGCGGGTTGAACCGGGACACCTCGGCCGGCTTGGGCGCGGGACCGGAGGTGAACAGCACCCGGCCATTGTTATACCCGTCCAGCAGCGTGGCCGCCCCGGCGCGGGTTTTCCCGGGGCCGAGCCAGCGGGTGAGCGCGGCTTCCATCCCGGCGGGCTCGGCGGTCACCGTGGCCCCGTCCACGGTGACGCTGCCGGGCAGCGGCTTGCCGGTGTAGGAGTCGTAGGCGCGGATGACCGTGGTCATGTCAGAACGCTCCCGCGTCGGCCAGCGAGCGACCGCCGGCCCTGGTGCTGTCTATGACGCCGTCCAGCCGGGATTCGACCGTGTCCAGCCAGTCTTCCCGGCCGCCGGCCACCCAGTCGGCCCGTTCGGCTTCCAGCCGGGCCCGCGCTGCCTCCAGGTCCGCGACGGTCATCGGCGGCCGGCCGTCCTCGAATTCCCGCTGGTACGCCTCGCTGAACGGCGAACCGTTCCACCCCCAGGCGTTTATCACGCCGAAGCCGGAGCTGTTGTCGATCGGCACCGGCTGCGATCCGTCGAGCATCCAGTTGTAGTCGTGCCGGTCGCCGTTGTCGATCAGGTAGTCGAGCAGGCCGATCCGCAGCCCCCGGGGCGTGTCATACGCGGCGTCCTCAGCCGAGTAGTGGTTGACGGCTATGTCGCCGGGGGCCAGTTTCTCGTAGATGGTCAGCTTGCCCCGCTTGGCCCGGATCACCGGGCTGGCGCCGGTGCCGGTGATCGCCTCCGCGACCTGCGCGGCATAGTATTCCGAGTCGGCCATCGTCTCGGCGTCCCACCCGCCCTGCTTGAGCTTCTTGCGGACGATCGTGCCGCCGTCTTTGGTGTGCACCAGGTCCACGGTGCCCTGCGCGCCCGCGCCGAGGTGCTCGGTGTAGTCAATGCCCGAGTCCAGGTGGCCCTGCACCTCGGCCTGCCCCGGCGACACGGCGTGGCCCACGACCGTGACCTTCCCCGGATTGCCTGCGGGGCGCAGCTCGGCCGGGCTGGCGGCCACCGCCGGGCCGTGGTTGTAGGCGGCGAACGGGGTGGACTCAGGCAACGGCAGCCGGTTCTCAACTGCCCCGGACTGGCCGCGCTTACCCGCCGGGGTGGCGGTCGGGTGCAGGTCGTGCCGGTTCCACACCGTCTGGTCGTCCAGCCGGACCGCGTTGTGGAACACTTCGATCACCTGGTGCTCGGATCCGAACGGGGTTTGCACCCACTGCCCTTCGGCCAGCGTCCCGCTCGGGGCGCCGGCCGCCGCCGCCTTGGTCTGGGCGCCGGGGCGGATGCCCGCCTTGACTTCCTGGTCGGCCTGCTGGGCGGCGACTTTCGCGCCCTGCCGTTGCACGTCCACCTGCCACGGGGCCAGCCCGGCGAGCCGGTTGCGGTACGCGCGGGGCGACTCGCCTTCGTGCGGGGGGAACAGGGCCAGGATTTCCAGGCCGTTGGCGTGGCCGGATTCGCCGGGGGGCATCTGCGCGTTGACCGCGTTGGCGACCTGCTGCGCCCCGTCCAGGTGGTTGATCACCGGCGGCGGCTTGGTCCCGGTCCGGGCCGGGGTGATGTCGGTGCCTTTGGACAGCCAGTACCCCTGCGCGCCCGGCCGCCCGGCGGGGCGGACTTTCACCAGGTTGTCCCCCGGGGTGGCTTCCATCACGTCGAGTTTTGCGCCCTTCCCCCAGCCGGGGCCCCAGATGCTTCGCAGGTCGTGGTGCGGGGCCAGGTGCACGACGTCGCCCTGCCGCACGTCCCCCGGGGCGCGGGCCGCGACATGCCCGGGGGCGGGCGTCCCGGCGACTTTCGTGTACGACTTGACCTGCGACGGCGCGACCAGCGACGAGATCCCCGGCACCGGGCGCAGGAATACCCCCGACCGGCGGTCCGGCCGCCCGGGGCGGGTGGCGCCCTGCACGCCCATGCCCTGCGCCCCGGCGGCGATCTGCGAGGGGGTGGCGATCACCATGTGCTTGCGGCCCCGGAATTCCACGATGTCCCCCGGGGCCAGGTCGCCGGGGGTCTTGAAGTACGGCGCCACCGGGATCCAGCCGTGCCGGTAATGGTACGGGGTGCCGGGGATGTGGTGGCCGTGTTCGGCGGCGCGGGACAGCACTGCCTGGGACGCCTGGCCGTTTTTCGCCCACGGCGGCGGGCGCGGCGGCGCCGACGCGAAGATCACGTACCCGTTGGACTGGCCGTCCATCTTCTGCGCCGCTTTCAGCGCGGGCAGCCGCAGCTTGGTCATCACCGCGTCCAGCTCGCGGGCCAGCACCGTCCCGGTGGAGGTGATCGTGCCGTCGTCGGCCACGGTGACCGTGTTGTCCCCGGCCGGCTTGCCGGTGGCCACCGAGTAGGCGCGCAGGGTCAGGCTCACAGGCTGCCCCAGGTGCGGCCGGTCTTGTTCTGGGTGGCCTGCTCGACGCGGCGCAGCCGCGCCATCGCCTCCTTGTACCAGTCGTCGTGCCCGGCGTCGTGGAACTCGTCCTTGATCGCGGTCATCCGCTTGCCCACCGCTTTCAGGTCGGCCAGCGACAGCGGGTACTTGCCCGCGCGCATCTGGTCCTGGTAGGCCGACCAGAACGGCGAATCCCACCCGCCGCCCTCGTAGCCGAACGTGGAACTATTGTCGATCGGCACCGGATCGCCGGACGGGCTGATCAGGTAGTTCATCGGATGCCGGTCGTCGTTCTGGGTCAGGTAGTCCAGCAGGCCCACCCGGTAGCCGCGCGGGCTGTTCTGCGCCCGGGACAGTTCGGTTTGTGACGCGTCCTCGGCCAGTTCGCCGTCCATGAACTGCATGAGGACGCCCTGCGGGTTGTCCGGGTCGTGCACTACCGCCGGGCCGCCGGCCTGCACCGCCGCGCCCACCTGGCCGGCCAGGTACTCGGCGGACCCCATGTCGTCGCCCCAGCCCTGGTTGAAATCTTTCTTGACCGCCTCGGTGCCGTCGCCCAGCTCCAGCAGTTGGGTGTCGGCCTGGGCGCCGCCGCCCAGCCACGACGCGGACCGGATCCCGGTGTCCAGGTGGGCCTGCAACGCGACCTGGTCGGGGGACAGGGCGTGCCCGACGACGGTCACCTTGGCCGGGTTGCCCGCCGGGCGCAGCGACGTGATGGGCGCGTGCACGTTGTGCGCGTACCACTGGTCGAGCATGTCCGGCCCGGACAAGTCCCGGGCCTGCCCAAGCTGGGTGAGCTTGGCGTGTTCTTCGGCCACCGGTACGTAGGGGCGCAGATCCTCCGCGCGCATCCACGCGGCACCGTTCCGCGCCGGCGGCTCCACCTTGATCTTGTTGCCCTTGACCGCGATAACGTGTTTCAGGTTGCCGAGCTGGTCCTGCGCCCAGCCGCCCGGGTCGGGCCGCCACGACGCCAGCGGCGACGGACGTTGCCCGGCCGGCTTGCGGAATGCCGACTGGCGCATCCCCATCAGCCGCGACTCGTACACCGACGGGGACTCGCCCGGCCGGGGCGGCTGCGCGGACAGGATCTCGTCCCCGGTCATCGGCACCCCGCCGGTCACGCCCCAGCCGACCGCGTCGGCTCGTTTCCCGGCTGCGGCGCGGAACTGCGGCCCGGACGGCGTCCCGGCTGGGTCCAGGTAGCGCGGCACGTGCACCGACCCGTCGTCCAGCGTCACCAGGCCGCCCCGAACGTGGCGCACCCGGTGCGTGCCCTTCTCGCCCCGGACGTTTACCAGGTCGCCGGTTTTCCACCCGGAGCCCGGACGCGGGCGCAGCGGCCGGGCGGCCATGTTCCCCAGCGCCGTGGACACGCCGGGCAGGTTTCCCGCTTCACGTTCCCGGGCGGCCTGCGAGGCAAGCGCCGCGCCGAGCGGCCGGCCCGGCGCGGGCTCGCCGGTCACGTTGCTGTACGTGGCCACCTGCGACGACGGCATGAACCGCGACCCGGCGCCCAGCGGCTTGAGGAACACCCCGGTTTCCCGGTTCGGCCGGCCCGCGCTGGTCGTCCACCCGCCCAGCCACGGCGACTTGGCAATCTGGGAGGGGGTCGCGGTGACCATGTGCTTGTGCCCCCGGAATTCGACCACGTCGCCGGGGGACAGGTCACCCGGGGTCTTGAAATAGGGGGCGACCGGGATCCAGCCGTGCCGGTAATGGTAGGGCGTCCCCGGGACGTGATGCCCGGATACCGCAGCGCGGGACAGCAGCGCCGCGACGCCCAGCCGGGGCGCCGGCCCGTAATGCCCCGCGCGGGTGCGGGTCTGATGGCCGGCGAGCAGACGGGCGGCCACGTCCAGGTGGTGGCGGGCCCGGTGCGGCTGCCGGTTGTCCAGCGCGTCCTGGGCTTTGGCCAGGTGCGCGGCCACCTTGCCGTGGATCACCTTGTGGCCGCCGGTGAGGATGCCGGCCAGGTCGTCTTGCATCTCGTGCTGGTGCAGCTCGGCGGACAGTCGACCCAGTTCGGCGGTCCACCGGCCGTGCGGGTCGCGGGGCTCGGACGGGTTGAACTTCCGCGACACCCCCTCCCGGGCGGGGAGGGCGGCGGCCAGCCGGGTCAGCATCGCGGCAGCGTCCGACACGGCCGGGGCGGCGGGCAGCGCGTCCAGCCGGGCAAAAGCCTGCGCGGCCCGGCGGCGCGGATCGGCCCACGCCCACGCCAGAATCGCCTCCGGGGTATCCGGCTGGCCCGACCGGCGCGCCTCGCCCGGCCATGGCACCCCGGACCGGGCCACCGCGTCAGCCTTGCCCGCCGCTCCCATCCGGTTCATCTCATCAGCCACCTGCTGCACCGTGACGCCGCGCTGCGCCGCGACCTGCCGCGCCCACGCCAGGGCGGCGCTGGTCTGCGCCGGATAATGCCCCCACGCCTTCGGCGTCGCGGGGCCGTCGATCCCGGCCTGGCGGAAAAACTCGCCCGCGTGCAGGGTCGCGCCCAGCTCGGTGAACCCTTCCTCGACGTCGGCGGCCTGCTTGTCCTGGTAGGCGTCCGCGTCGGCGGCCTGGACGCCTACGCCGTGGATCATCTCGTGCAGCATCACCTCGGCCGCCGCCGGGTCGTCGTGGCTCATCCGGGCCGCGACGTCGTCGCGCAGGTGCAGGTCGCTGTGCCAGTCGAGGGTGGCCAGGTTGTGCTTGCTGCCGCCGACCCTCTTGCCGACGGCGACCCGGCCGGTGAACGATTCGGCGCCGCCGCCGACCAGCCGGGGTGCCGCCGCCGCCGCCTGCGCGGCGAACCTGGTCACCTGGGGGGATGCGGGATGCTCGCGAACGAACAGGGCCACCAGGCCGGGGAACACGTCAGCGGCCAGCTCGCCCGCAGACTCGGCCTCGCCGCCCCGGGTCCACCGGCCGCCGCCGAGCCCGTGCAGCACCCGCAGCTCACGCGGGTTGAACGCCCGGGACTCCCAGGCCGCCACCTACTCGCCCGTGTCGTCTTCGACGTCTTCGGAACGGCGGGCCCGGCCGTTGCCGCCGCGTGCGCCGCCGGGCAGCGCGGGCATCGGCGCGAACGACGCGGGCAGCGCGGCGGGCAGGTTCGGCTTGACCGACCCGGGTAGCTGCTGCGGCCGGCCGGCCTGCGGGGCACGCCGGCCGCCGCTGGTGGAACCGCCTCTCGGGCCTCCGGTGGGCGGCTGGGTGACCGCCCCCGGCGCCGCCGACGGGCCGGTGGGCGCGGCCGGGCCGGCGGGCAGCGGGTTGCCCTGCGCGTCGAAACCGCCCTGGCCGACCCGCTCGGTCGCCCGGCCCGACACCCCGGGCGGCGGGGCGTTCGGGTCCGGCTTGAGCAGCGAGATGTCATACCCGGCCGCCGCCGCCACCGCCGAGTCGCGGGTGAAACCGCCCTGCACCGACGACGCCACCGCCTGCATCGACACCAGGTACGCCTGCGCCCGGGTCAGCTCGCCCTCGCGCAGCGCGGCGATCCCCGCCACGTCGTACCACAGCCGGACCGGCACCTGCGGGCTGGCCGCCGGGCCGCCGACCAGGTGCTCCAGCGCGGCGCACGCCATCCGCCAGCGCGGGCGGGCCCAGAAGTCCGCGAGCTGCCGCACCGCCGCCATCGGGTCGCCCTGCTCAAACCCGCAGATCACCAGCAGTCCCGGCCCGGCTGCGGCGCACACCCGCCGCTCCCCGGCTTTGGACACCGCGTCGAATTGCAGGTCTTGCAGCGACGATCCGGCGACGGCCATGTCCGCGCCCTCATCGAGCACCAGCACGTTGCCCGCGTTTTCCGGGCCGCCGTACCGGGCCCGGATCCGCTTCCGCAGGATGCCGATCGTCTTATCCGACAGCTTCATCGAATACTTGACCACCAGGCCGGGCATCGCCCCGTTGTCCAAGTGGAATTGCTTGTACTGGGTCAGCGCCTTATCCGAGTGCACTTCGGTGAGGATCGGGGTCAGCCACGACATGCCCCGCCAGCGGGCTTTCGGATCGGGCACCGGGGAGAAATGCCCCACCTCGTCCACGGTGAAAAACTGATCGTCCTTCCCCGGCCCGGTTTCCTCCAGGTAGCCGACCGGCTGCCGCCAGATGCGGCCCATGTCGTCGCGCATCTCCTGCGACACGATCGTGACCTGCTCCTGGCGCATCTGCACCAGCACGTCCCCCGACCCGTCCGCCGGGGTGGCCTTGCGCATGTAGGAGTTGCCGAACGTGGCGTCCTGCGCCATCCGGGTCAGCAGCTCCCCCGAGTCGGCGTTCGGCCACGGGTGCTCCAGCAGCGCCAGGCTTGTGTCCCCGAACTCGTGCCCGTCGGTGAGGGCCTGGTAGGTGAACCGGGCCTCCGCGAACAGCGCCGTCTTGACCGCCTCGACGGCGAACACGATCCCGTTGTCGGCGTGCGCCTGCCGGGCGCGGCGGACGATCCCCTGCGCCGCCGATTCCCGGCCGGCCAGGGCCCCGCCCATCCCGCCGACGTACTCGGCGCCGGTGTAGTCCCGTTCGGAGTAGCCCAGGGGCGCGGCGCGGCGCAGCATCCGGTCATACAGCCGCGCCACCAGCTACCTACCCTTCCCTGATGTTCTCGTCCGCAAGCACCTGGGCGACGGTCCGCGACCCCCGGGCGGGCAGGTCTTCGCCGTCTTCGCGGGCCAGGCCGACCCAGATCAGCCCGGCGGATTCCGCGAGGGCGACCAGGCCGAGCATCCACCCGGCGATCTGCCAGCCGGCCAGCAGCGCCCCGGTCATGCCCACGGTGACCAGCAGTGCGGAGGTGACCAGGCCCCTGCGCCGTGCTGCGGCCAGCCGGGCGCGCCACCGTTGCGCGTGGCCGCGCCAGGCGTGGAGCTGGGCTCGGGCGGCTACCGGCAGTCGTCGCATCATCCCTCCACTTTCAGCAGCTCAGGCGGCGGCAGTTCGGCCAGGGGCACCACCAGCGGGTCGTCCTGGGCGGCCTCGCGGGTGTCAGGGTCGATCCACCGCCGCCCGTCGGCGTTTTCCGCGTACCGGTACAGCACCGCGAACGGGGTGTCGATCAGGAAGAACTCCGCCCGCCACGCCCGGTCCACGTCGGGCAGGTGAGCGTAGGCCCAGTCAACGCGCCGCTCGCGCAGCGGGCATGTCCACCTGGCCAGCCGGGCATCCCACACCCCGGCTGCCGCGCTGACGGGCGGGATGGTCACCGTTGCGACCACCGGTCCAGCCACATCGCCAGCATCAGGCCCGCCGCCACGCCGATGACTTCCAGCACCGCCGCCGTGCCCCGCGCCACCGTCCACCCGATGCACGCGAGGTACACCGCCCCGGCCAGCCAGCGGCGCCAGCGGCGGCTCACAGCGCCCACGCGCCCGGTTCCACGCCGGTCTGCGGCTCCCGCTCCGCGAACAGCCACATCGCATTTGTCACCGCCACCACCGGCGCTATCTCCTGCCCGGAGCCCTTGCGGCCCCACGCCTCCCCGGCGTCACCCACCTGCCGGGCGCCGGCCGCAGCCATGGCCACCGTCAGTTCCTCCTGCCCGCGATGGTGCACGTTCCGCGCCTGGGTCACCGCCTCGAAAAACCCGCCATAAGCCTCGGTGACGTCGCCGGTCTTCATGGTGACCACGTCCACCCGCGCGGCGGTCAGCGGCTTGATGCACGCCTGCTCGTGCGCCCGGCCGTCCACCGCCGGGCCCAGCACGTCCACCCCCCGCTTGGCGGCCTTGGAGATGATCTGCTTGACACGCTGGGTCACGTGCCCGGTGTTGTCCAGGTAGTCCGCGATTTCCACGTGCCAGCCGCCGTCAGCCCGCCTGCCGGCCAGGCCGATGCACGCCCGCCGCTTGTCCGACGTGTACACCACGGCCAGGGCGACCGTCCCGGCGGGCTCGGACTTCGGGTCCAGGCCCTCCGCCCAGTCGGCCAGGCCGATCACTTCCGGCATGCTGGCCGGGTGGTCGTGCCAGCCCATCCGCTCCCGGCCGTACTCGTGCGGGTCCATCGACCGCCGTTCGGACCCCAGGATGAACTCCATGCTGATCCGCCGGCCGTGCGCCGGATTCGCCTTGCCCACCATCACCGGGTTGTCGCACCCGCAGCCCGGCACGTCCAGCGCGTGCGCGCAGTCATCCCCGAGCTGGCACGCCTCCGCCGGCGGCGGCGCGCACCATTCGGCGTACATCAGCCGCCGCTCCAGCTCGGCCGCCTTCCCCCCGGCGGCGGCGGCGCGGCCCCGGCGGATCAGCGGATGCAGAACCTCGCTGTCCGGGTGCGCCGCGCTCGACCCGTACAAGATCTGCGGATCCCCGGTCATCGACCGCGCCGACATGGTCGGGATCAGGCCGCCGGTGTGCGCGACCTTCGCCTTCCACCCCTCGTCAATGATGACTTTCTCGCCGGTCAGCGCCCGCCCCGACCCGGCGGTGCGGGTGGCGAACATCATCCGCCCGCCGCGCCTGGTCGTGATTTCCACCTGCCGCCGGGCCCGGTTGAACTGCCTGACCTGCCGGGCCAGCCACGGCCTGCCGCTGATCATCTCATCGAACCGCAGCACCGTCTCATCCACCGCATCCCACCGGTGCGCCGTCCACACGATCAGGTTCACGTTGAACAGGAACAGCCAGCCCAGCGCCGACATCTCCAGCGTCGATGTCTTGATGTTCTGCCGGCACGCGATCAGCACCACCTCAAACGCCACCGACCGGTCCCGCTCATCGAGGGCGTGAATGCCGTTCAAAAGCACCCGCTGATTGTCATCAGGCACCCGGCCCATGTCAGCGGACAGGCCCGCCACCAGGTCGCCGTAGGTGCGGTGAACCGGGCCCAGGTGCCAGTGGGCCGGCTCAACCCTCGCTAGACCGTTCACGGCGCCGCTGCGCAACCTCGTCCCGCCGTGCTATCTCGCCCTGCCGCGACGTCACCGGGTCGGCGGCCTCCCCGCCGCCCAGCGCCCGCTCCATCGCCGCCGCATGCTCCTTGATCATCGACGCGAGGGCCGACCCGGTTTCCGCGCCGCCCGCGTCGATCCGCGCAGCCAGCACCACCGCCGCCCGGCCCGACCATGTGTCCAGCCGCTTCGCCGCCACAAGCGCCTGCCGCGTGTACTTCGCCAGCTCCGCCCGGACCGCCTTCGGCTTGCGCCGCGACCGCGACGGCACCCGCCCGCCCCGGCCACCCGAATCCCGCGACGCCGACTGGCCCGCCTTCGCCCCCTCCGGCGCCAGCGTCGCCACCCCAAGCTCGCCCGCCTTAGACCCGCGCACCGAGCAGCCAATCGAGCACCACTTCGCCCGCCTGGTTTTCGCCTCGAAAAAAGTGCCGCACGGCGCCCACTGGCACGTCATCAGAGGCATCGCGTCACCCGGTGCCACAACTCCGCGTGCACGTACACCAGCCGCCCCCGCCGGTCAACCTGCCGGGTCAGGTAATACGTCTCCACCGGCATCACCGGATCCGGGGTCACGCCCTGCCGCAGCAAGTCCAGCATCGCCATCCCGTGGCCCACCGGGTCCGCCGTGCACAGCACCGCAGGCGGCACATCCGGGCACGACGCCTCCCGCCCGTCAGACGGCCCGCCCAGCAGCACGATCCGCCGCTCACCCCTGCCCACCGTCCTCGCCCTCTCCCTGCGGCCTCGCCGCCTGCTCCGCGTACATCGCCTCAGCCCCCCGGTCGCTCGCGTGCGGGTCAAACGGCCTCACCCCGCCCACCCGGAACCACTCATCCACCTCATGCTGCTCAGCCCGCGACAGCACGTCATGCACCACGTGCACCCACATTTCATCCGACCCGTCACCGATCACGTCCGACGCCGGCAACCCCTGCGCGGTCATCTGCGGCGACCGCTTCCCCGACCCGTACGCGTCCAGCACATCCTCGCGGATCGCCACCAGCAAGATCCGCCCCGGGCCGTCCGGCATCACCTGAAACCGCCACCCCGGCTTGTACTCCACCCGGTCCAGCAGCCGAGCCAGCCCACCCGGCACATCAGCCCCGCCCAGCACCTCCCAGCTAACGCCCACGATCCCGCCGCCCCGACGCCTGAGACTTCTTATCCAGCGGACGCGCCCGGCGGCCGACAGCCTTCGGCTCCAGCGGAACAGTCCTGATCCGCACCGGCCGGCGCACCCCCACAGCCACACCCGGCCAACGCTCGGGCTCCCGCACCGGACACCCCGACTGCGGACACTCTAACGCCGCCAAACCCGCCGCGATCACACGCGGCATCGACCACCCGCCAGCCACCCGCCGCGACTCCTGCGCCTCCGACACCCACACATTCCGCCGCATACACACACCCTAGCCCGCGTGGCCATACACACACATACACACAGGGGTGAACCCCGAAACCCGCCAGCCAGCACTTTTCAAGATCATTCACAAACGCGTCAATGGCTAGGGCTCGGAGTCGTGTGACCGGTGGCCGTCTGGCTATCTGGTTTGGCCCTCCGGGGGCTCGGTTGTACCCACCTGCCTGGTTTGCGGGTGGTGTGGGGGTGGTTTCGGGGTGGTGGATGGTGTGGGGTGGTTAGCGCTTGGGGTTGTGGGAGGGTGGCGTTTTTTGGGGTGGTGGCCTTCGGGGAGGGCGGGCCTTCGGGGAGGGCCGGTTGGCTGGTGTTTCGCCTGGGCCTTCCTATGCGACAGGTGGCCTTCCTATGCGGGGGGGTGCGGGCCTTCCTATGCGCGGGGGCTTGTGCGGGGTGTGTGCCTGTCAGAGCTGGGCGGCCTGGTGGTCGAGCCGGTCGGCCTGGGTGTTGAGGCTGGCGATCTGGGTTTTGGTGGCGTTGATGCGTTTGGTGAGGTCGGCGGCTTGCTGGTGGAGGGACGCTGCTGCGCTGTGGTGTCGCCTGGCGTGCCTGTGGTGTCTGGCGGCATGCCTGCGGTGGGCGGCTGCGTGGTGGGCGTGGTGTGCGTGGGTGCCGGGTTTGGGAGTGGTCCGGGTTTTGGCTCCGCCGGCTTTGTGGGCGTTGAGGGCGGCTTGGTGGGCGGCTTGGGCTAGCTGGCGTTTGCGGGCTTCCATGGCGTGGAGCTGGATGGTGAGGGCTCGTGCTTTGGCGCGGTCTTGGGCGGCCTGGGCGTGGAGGTGCTGTTTTTCTTCGCGGCGTTGCTTGGCGTTCTGGGCTTGCTGGCGGCGTTTGGATGCGGCCTGGCTGGTCTGGCTGGTGGTGAACTGGCCGCCTTGCGGTGATCCGGCGGGGGCGTGGTTGGGGTTGAACCGGCGGGCGTAGTCGGCGCGGATGGCCTGGGCGCGGAGCGGGGTGAGGTCAGCCATGGGTGCGGGTGCGGATGATGGCGCGGAGCTGGTCGATCTGGGGGCCGAGGGCGATGGTGCGGGCCTGGGCGGCGGCGGCTTGTTCGGCGTGCCAGGCGCGGCGGGCTGCGGTGGCGGCGGCGGCGGCTTTGGCGGCGTGGTCGCGGCGGTCGGCTGATGCGGCGTGCTGTTCGCTGATCAGGGCGGTGAGCTGGGTGACCATGCGGCCGGTTTCGTGGTCTTGGGCGGGTGCGGGTACGGCGGGGCGGGTGCGCTGGTAGTCGTCGGCGTGGCGTTGCAGGCGGACGGCGGCCATGGGGTCGTCGGGCATCAGGCGTCGGGGATGTCGTCGGCGCCGGTCATGCAGTAGGGGCCGCCGGGGGGGTGGCCGTCGCCGACGTAGCCGTCGAGCCGGTTGGCTTGGGCGTAGTTTTCGGCTTGCTCGGTGGCGGCGTCTAGTTCGCCGTACATGGCGTCGGAGGCGTCTACGGGTGTTCCGGGTCCGTCGTCGTGGCCTTCGGCGGGCCATTGGCGCGGCATTGCTGGCATGCCCATGGTTGGTCCTCCTGCCAGGGAATAACAGTGCCCTCTCCGTTGTTGTTACTAGTGTACGGAGAGGAAGCGAAACCAAACTTGATAATCACCATCACGCTGGCCATCGGCGCCAGCAGCTTCACCATCGGCGGCCTCGGCTGGGTCCGCTGGGCCACCCGGCACGGCACCAGGCCCGGACGCGCCGCCCGCACCGTCACCGGCCTGTACGTCTACGACGGGGAGGACAAGTGATGACCACCCGCTGGACCGCGAAAGACCACGCCGGGCACGCCTACGAAATCGACTACATCGACATCCAGCCGGGCACCGGCAGCCGCTCCATCGCCGCCAGCAACCCGCCCGCAGGCGCGTCGTTCATGGTCAAGATCATGCCCGACGACGCGACCGTGCACCCCGCGAGGGGCGGCGCGATCCTCGGCTACGCCAGCACCCCCGCCGAGCTAGGCGAAAAGTTCGGCATCGACCTGGCCACCATGACCGAAAACCAGTCCCGCCCGGCCGCGCACCGGCCGCTGTGCACCTGCCCCGGCACCATCGGCCAGCCGCTCGACCACATCGAGTGGGCAGCCTGACCCAGCCCGCAAGGGAGATCCCCGCGCGAGGGCCAACCATCGCGGCCCGGACGCGGGGGGATGACAACACGAGAGGAAGCAGCCAATGAGCGATCACACGCTAACCCCGGGCCAGCCCGAGCCCCGGCCGAGCCCGCGACCTTGCACGGCCAGCCGTCCAAAGCCTGGCACGCCGACCACCCGCAGGCAGGCAGCCATGAGTGAGGGCTACGACCTGGCCGCGCCCGCGTGGGTGTTCATCGCATCCGCGCACACCAGCCCGGCCAGGAAACGGGTGCTGTGGAAGACCACCATCGGTGAGGCCATGGCCATCTGCTCAGACGACCGCACCGCCTCATCGCATTCGATGCTGGTCTGGACCGCGCAGTTCAGCCCGGACGACCAGGGCAAGACCTGGCAGTACGTGGCCGACGACGGCCGGTACGCCGGCCTGCTGGCCGAGCTGGGAGTCACGGTGGCCGAGTCGAAAGCCACCCTGGCCGCCTGACAGCACCATCGCCTATACTAGTCAACGGAGAGGAAGCAAAATGGATACTCACACGCACACCGCGATCGTCAGCGCCGCAGACTTCACCCGCGCCATCACAAACGCGGCCCTGTTCGCCAGCGCCGACGACACGCTACCCGGACTGGTCGCCATCCACCTGACCCCCGGCGACAAGGGCCGGCTCATGCTGGAAGCAACCAACCGGTACATCGCCGCCCGGGAGGAAATCGACCTGATCGACCCGGCCGCCTACGACAGCGATTGGACGGCCGATCAGATCGTCGCCCACCTGGCCGACGCGCATGACACGCCCCGCCCGACAGGGCTCGGCGTCTCCGCCGGCTACACCACCGCGCAGGCCGACCATGACGCCAAGCACGCCGACGGCGCGGACCACGAGCACACCGTGCGGCCAGTGCCGGAAACCACGCTGGACGTGGTCGCGGACGTCAAGCAGCTCACCCTGATCGCCAAGACGGTCAAGCAGGTGGCCGCGCAGGCATCCCCCTACGCCGAGCCCGCGCCCATGGTCACCATCACCTGGGATGACAGCGACCCGCACGTCCAGGTGAAGCTCGGCGGCGGCGGCATCCCCGACATGACCATGGAAGCCGACCGGCGCGACAGCCCGTTCCCCCGGATCGGCGCGATCTTCACCGACCACCGGGCCAAGGGAACCAGCAAAAACGCGCCCGCCGGGTGGGACATCGCCGTCCAATGGCTGGCCACGCTGGCGAAAGTGGACGACGGGACCAAGCCGAAAGACCGCGTCGCCCGGCTCGCGTTCGACTACGCCGCCGGCAAGCCGGTCAAAGTCACCATCGGCCCACGGTTCACCGCCATGGTGATACCGATGCGGCCCGCAGAAACAGGAGAGGAAGCAACCACATGAACACCATGCAAGACAAGATCACCAGCGAGGTGCAGGGCCGCGTCGAAGCCTACGACGCCGAATTCGTCGTCCGCGAGCAGTACGCCAACACCGGCGACTGGTACGTGATGCGCGGCCTCACGACCCTGTTCCGCATCAGCTACGAATTCAACCAGACCTACGCCCTGTTCAAAATCTGGCCGGCGCCGCTGACCGTTGACCGCACACTGGGCGACGACACGACGTTTGACCCGTGGACGAAGCGCAACGGCATGGTCTACTACCACGACGGGCCTGAGCTGGCCGCGTTCCTGAACCTGATCGGCGCGCTGATCAAGACGGGCAAGGTGGCCAAGTGACCGCCAACGCGACACCCACCGTGGGCCTGCCCTACGCCAAGCCGGGCAAAGACAAGCACGGCTACCACGTCACCTGCCCCGAGCACGGCTGCGGGCAGAAGTTCTACGGCGTCCCCGACGACACGACCGGCCTGGACCCGGAGATTGCCGAGGACGTCATCACCAAGACCGCCAACGCCATGTACGCCACCCATCACGACGCCGAGCACGGCTGGGGCGGCGAGGTCATGGTCAACGTGGCCGACTGGGACGGCCCCGCGCTCGACACGTTCGGAGACGGCGTGGTGATCGTCAACGCGCCCCGGCCGATCATCGGCCAGCCGGTGTGGGTCGGCCAGTTCCGCCACGGCACCCTGTACGCCGCCGGCGACGGCACCGACCCGCGACTGCGCAAGTCGTGGCGGTCCGACGACGCCTGGCCGGTGGTGTTCACCACCAACGCGGCCATCGAAACCGCCGTGCTGGCCAAGTTCGCTGAGTACGGGTACGCCAGCGCCGACGAGGCAGGCGTGACCATCGCGGAGCAGGCCGCGTGCATGGGCCTGCCCTGGCACGAGGAAGCCGAGGTGTCCCCGTGAGCCATGCCGACTGCGAACGGCCCACCATGGCCGTCCACCACGGCCCCGGCTGCGGCTGCGACGAATGCCGGGCCCTGCTCGACGCCGCCCACCAGGCCATCGCAGGCCGGCCGCTGCCGGCCTGCACGGGCGGCTCGGACACCGCATGTGACGACTGCGGCGCCGAATGCCTGTCCCCCGCCATCGGCCATCCCACCGAGTGGTACATGGTGACCGACGACGTGTGGGAAACCGCCCGCGCCCCGGAAACGATCATCCTGTGCATCGGCTGCCTGGAAACCCGGCTCGGCCGCACCCTCACCCGGGCCGACTTCACCGACGCCCCGCTCAACGACCTGACCCTGTACAACCCGGAGCGGGCCTGGTGGCATCGCACCGCCAGGCTCACCGACCGGCTCAGAGAGGAACCAGCACCATGATGACCCGGGCCGAGCACCTGCAATGGGCGAAGGACCGCGCCCTGGAATACGCCGACGCCGGCGATACGTCCAGCGCGATGGCGTCCATCGGATCCGACCTTCGCAAGCATCCCGAGCTGGAGGGCCACGCCGCAATGCCGCTGATGATGATGATGGCCATGGCCGGCCACCTGGACACGCCCGCCGAGATGCGCAAGTTCATCGAGGGGATCAACTGATGGCTGACATGCGCCAGGGCCGCATTGACCGGATCCGCGTGTCCTGTGGCGCCGACGGGTGCACCGACGACACGCCATGCGCGTCCTGCCGGGACATCCTGGGCGACGCCAACCAGCAGCTAGCAGGACCCGACGCGGTGTGCTGGGAACACCAGGCCGGCGAACTGCCGATCCGCCTGTCCTGGTCGATCAAGGTGTTCTGAATGATCACCGTCACCCGGCGCGTGCCCTGGCCCGGATACACCCGCTACCAGTTGTCCAACGGCTGGTTCATCGACGGCGCGCAAACCACGGCTCACCGGCACGGCCGGGACAAGTACACGCTGTGGCAGCCCGGCGGCGACCCGTCGGGCTGCGCCGCACCACGCGGCGGCGCGCCCACCCTCAAACTCGCCCTGGCCATCGCCAACGGCGGCCAGCCGTGCTCCCGCGCCGAATGGGGCTGCCGCAACGTGGCCGTCGGCTACACCGTCCACGGCCCCGGCCGCGTCTACCACTGCGCCGACCACGCCGGCTAGCCGTCCTCTTGCGGCAGCAGCCGGGTCAACTGCCGGTACGCCGCCTGCATCCGCTGCACCGACTCGCGCAACTCCGGGCTGACCACCCCGCCCGCGCGCTTGGACACTGTGCGCTCCAGCTCGGACACCGCCTCGGACACGGCGGCCAGGAACTCGGCCAGCTCAGGGAACATCGACGCTCGCCCACTCATACACCTGCCGGCCATCCTCGCCCAGCTTGCCGGTGGCCCGGTACGCGCCGGGCAGGCCCCGCGCCGCGAATGTGCCCACCCCGGCGGCCAGCCAGGTGATCTGCCCGTCATACGGGCCGCCGACCAGCCGCGCGTTGCACAGCGCCGACGAGAACTCGGGCAGCGGCGCGGGCTCATACCGGCCCGGCACCTTGTGCACGAACGCGCCGCCGCCGCCGTCATCGAACACGTCCATCGACGCGGGCTGCGGCATCTCGGTCAGCGGCCCCGGGTCCTCAACCGCTTTCAGCATCTCGGCCGGGATGGCTTCCTCCCAGCCCATGTGCACCACGGGAGTCTGCGGGGTTGGCTCGCGGAGCGTATCCCGCTGGCCCATGTAGCTGATCTGCTCCGGCCCGGACTGCGGCGGCGGGGTGTCACCGCGCGGGTAGTCACCCATGGTGCGCCCGCATTCGGGGTTTGCGCACACGGCGTACACCCGGTCGCGGCCGATCACGAAATGGAACACGCTGCCCGTGCACACGCAGAACAACTGCGCCAGCCCGGACTGGGCCATCGGGTCTTCGGGCAGGTCATCCGGGCCGATGGTCACAGCCGCCCCGCATGCATCGGCGGCGGCATCTGATCGCGCCACCGCTCCAGCTCCCGCAACTTCCTGTCCAGCAGCGCCAGCGTCCCGGCGTGCTCGCGGATCAGGTCATGGTAGCGATCATGCGCCATGACGTCCTGCACCTCAGCGCCGCACGTCTGGCACCATGGCGTGCCCGTGCTCGATCTGCCGTATTGCACCATCCGGCCAGCCTAGCGGCGCAGCAGGCCGACCAGCGCGTACAGGGCGATCACGCCCAGCTCGACCGCGACCGCAACCTCAAACCAGGTATCCATGGGGCGGCCTCTACCCGTCAC